TCTCCTTCGAAAAGTGCGCCAACTCCTCCATCAGAGAATGGATCTCATATTCATCGTCCGATGTATCCAGCATTATGTTGACACGCTCCTTTTGCCAATTGAGATTCGTGAGTTCCTGCTCGTGCATCACTCAAAGTGAACAACCGCCTTGAAATGCCCATTGATATGCGAGATGACCACCTCTTCGTCGCTGTTCTCGCGCGGCAGGGAAATCATACCATTCACACTCAGAGTCGGTGGTGCGATGCGATGCACCTTGACACTGCCCGTACAATACAACATAACGCCGCGATAGTCCGTAAGAACCTCAATAGGACCAGACATCAAGTCAGTGACGACCGAAGTCGTATCCACACGAAGTCGTTCCGATATATACTCATAATCACGAATACTAGGAGCTGGAGCGAGCGGCGCTTCATCAATAGCCGATAGAGAAACAACAGTGAACCTCATCTTGTTTTTGTGTTTGTTCCCGTGAACAAAGTCTAATGCTATACATCACGTCATTTTTTTCTTACTTAATAATATTATGAGTAATAACCGTGAAAATTTGAAGAATGCCATCACCCTATCGTATCTCAAAGGTGATAAAAATGTATATAAAATTACGAGTCCTAACAGACGGTTCTCGCGCTTAGTGAATAAGAATTCGTTAGCACAGTACCTTGATAGAAAAAACATAAAGGAATTGAATCGAATGATATCAAAAAATAATGTGCTTAAATTCATTGCAAGAAATAAACAACAAAAACGCAATGTGCCGATATATCACTTTGTAGAGAACCCATTTCCTAATACTTATTATAATAACTTTATGAAAAAGAATAACTATGTATTAAGAAAATATAATCAACATCGTGGTATGGTTACAGTCCGCAATCCAACGGGATTCTCTCAGAATTTAAAGCTTACAAATGTAAATCATTATGAACTGTCAAAGAACAATCAACGTTATCTTCGGGCACTTCGTCGCCAGAATGTAAAAAACACGAACGAGTTTCACAAGACTCAGGCACTGAAATTGAGTAAAAAAATGGTTCAGCAACTTTTTTATAAAAATGGACTTCCAAATGTATGGATCAATTCAAATGGACGAGAGATAAATGCACCTTCAACAACAAATATTGAAAATTATAAAAGTCCACGCCATATGCTTGCGGAAGGATATCAGAACTTATTGAAACATTTGAAAAACTCGATAAATATCTATCACCGAACTCATCCTAATTTAAAATTAAAATATCATTACCGCCAGATTAAAGTACGAAAGTGAATTATTATTAATGCGAAACAGGCTAGTGATGTTAAGAATACCAGTCCAGCAACTATATCGTTTCTTATCAAAGTTGAATATACCAACACTTAAAAAATTTGCTCAACTTCTTGAATGGTGAACATTAAAAAAGAGTAAGTAGAATGTCAGTGCACTTTTCCATGAGAGGTTTATAATCTGACGTGTCACCCCACTTGCGAAAACACAATTCAGCGCGGTCAAGTATAGCCTTTAATTCACTGTTGTGTGTCGAGGCATAAATATTAGTAGCAGTCTTGAGCGCGCTTTCCATCTGATCCATTTTGTGATACCCGGGTCTCTCTATTGTTCTTTAGACCCAGGCATCACATGAATTTGAAAAAAATATTTACACAAGGTAACAATGCCCTCACCCCAACGTGAGAACCGCGAGGGAAATATAATTCCGGAATTGGCAAAATTAAAACACGAGCATGATATGCTTCGGCTAAGAAATCAAAGCCATATAGCGTTCAAACAGCTTCATAATGCTCTTAAGGAGATTGATCAAAAATTGAATAAGAATTTAAGAAGACTCAATAGTCGAAAAAGAAGTAGTTTAATGTTTGCTGAAGGAAAAAGAAAAATGACCAAGAATCTCCTTGCATTTAATCAAACTAAACAAACAATAGAAAACACGCATAAAACTAAAAGTAATCAAGCAAGAGCACAAGCCAATAGAAATAAACAAAATGTTTATGAGCATATTGCAATGTTACAAAAAGCAATTGCGGTAAATGAATTGAAGACAGCCAGAACAGAAGCGCGTGCAAAATTAAACAAACTTGTAAACACTCAGAGACAAGAAGAAAGCCAAGCCTTGCGTAACATCGCTCGTCGCAGAGAATCTACAAAGAATAGATTGAATGCAATACTTGCTAAATCAAATAAGAACATTTACAAAAATACCTCAAACAACAACCTTCGATTCTTTATAAACAAACGTGCTAGTGTATATGGAAATGCTCACAAGAACAAGGCTAATAAGTTTGAAAGAATCTTAAAATCACGTCGGGAACTTCCAGCATTCAAACAAACTCAACAAGGAAAAAATACCATTGCGCTAATTGCCAAGTTGAAGACGGAAAAACTGACGAAACGTATGCCACGATTTATAAGTGGATTTTTGAATACATTAAAAGAACAACATCGGAGAAAATATGCTGAAAATCTTGTAAAAAAAATTGTAAGTAATCCTAGTAATTTGGCTGAAGCGAGAGAAGCAGAGAGACACGCCAAGATCACACAAGGTGGTGTAATGGGTTTTCAAGTAAACTTGCGCACTCCACCTCCTGCATGGAATTATTTGAAACAAATGCCAATAAACAAAACACAATATAGTAGATTTATAGAATCCATGGATTCAACTTTATTACCTAAGATGATTGAACAAGGTGCTTCATTCTGGAAAAGTATTAAAAATAATAAACAATACAGAGGAAATATACCGAATTCAGTACCAGAATTACTGCCAAGACCTGCCGATATGAGTCTTCGTGAATACGCTAGAATTAAGACACAGTATGAGTCTAATTCCAGGCAATGGTTGAAAACTTTATGGACTGTATGGTTAAGATGGAGAGACGCCCACCCTAACTGAATGTGGAAATGAAACGAACTTTTTCACATGTTTGTTCTGCAAGATTGTACAACTTCACAAGATTTGACTCGCCTATTCCACTCAGATGAACATCTGTCACGAGCGCAATCAATAGATGATATTTTTCGTAAAAGTTCTCAGCAGACCACACTCCACCGTACGGTAGCTTCGTTTGTGGATTAAAGGTGTGCCTAAAATCACGCAAAATATCTCTGAAAATATCTTCCATTCACATACCGCTATTTCTGGTCAACGTTTTAAATTCCTCAGCGAGTCGTCGCTTACACACTTCATATGATGGATCGGATATACACCTTCTCCACACACGTTGAATCACTTGAACAGAGTGATTCATCATGATCATTTCAGTGCGCAACGTTCCGTATGTCATTTGAACATACACATTATATACATTATCAATAACACTATGAATATGTAAATCAGGATTCTGAGGATATGGCACGTTCATAGCACCCCATACGACATACCCGAGTACGTCCCGACACTGTATCAATATAAGCGCTATATGTGTATACTGATATATGTGAATCCATGGTGCAAAAACATCACGTAGTGTAGCTTTGATGTTTTCGTTTGTGCCTTCATCGAGACCATCCAGATCTTCCCAATATCGACGAGGGACGTGCACAGTCAGTTGGAACCGAAGTTCCTCACGCAGGTGCGCTTCAAAACGATCCAACTGTTCGTCGACAGTCTCCATTTGATATTATTTTGTTTGTACATGTTAAAATGACAGGCTTGGACACTACACAAATTTTGCTGATTATTCTCATTGCAATCGTCTTCGTTGGCGTTTTTATGCGCCCACGCCGTCGTCCCACTGGTTGGTACGATTACCCCACGCGCCCTAGCCCAGGGTGGTGGCCGGAACACCGCGCTTACCGGGGGGAGCGCAAATGAGTTCTAACTGTGGATCTTTTTTGAGCCGAAGTTCAGATGGTACCTTGGTCGGCCAGACATATCCATGATGTTCATATTCACCAACATCAAATGAATAATACGTTGGGTTTTTGCGGTTGAGACTCGCACGGTGAGACAACATCACGGGGTCCCATCCCCACCACCACGGAGGTCTTGGGTTTTTGCAGTGCGGCAACTTTTGCATGTTGTTCTTGTATCCTCGCGAAATCCATTCATCAATCATTGTATTACAGTACATTGCCAGAAAGCATGTATGACCAGCCCACATAAGAGTCGCCGGGTGTTTCGTCCATCCTTTTGTGACTCCTGTGAGTGCTCGCCACAACTGATACGCCTCAACGCGCTGTTTCCCGAGTCGACGGTAATCAAGAGCTTTCGCACATTCAACGACTGAGCTGGATGTGACAAAGGTGTTGACCATTTTATCGATATTGAAAATATCAGTTTCGTACCAATGACATTACATGTTTTTGTGTTGAGGAATGATGAATGATGGATCTGGATTTGATGGTGAATAATTTGCCACAAGTTGTTTGACCAGAGTGGCATTTGTCTTGACAATTAATTTTTGACGTTGCTGTGTGATTCCTTTCACTGAACGTTTAAGATGACTAGCAATTTCTTCATCAGTAAAACCTTTCTCAGTCATGGTTTGAATTGCATCTTTTTCATCACGTGAATACCCTTTTCCGTAGTTCTCTTCACCGAGTTCCTTGTGTGTCTTTGTCCGAAAACGCAAAAGACTTTTGTAATATATCATTGTGAAGTGTTCACGGTCCTTAGTCGGTAAAGCGAGAATTTGTTGTTCGAGAGTGTGTAATTGAAGTTCCATTATGTTTGGTTTTGACTTTCATTGTTGACCGTAGCGTCCTCACTACATTTTTTTTACATTTAAACCCGGTGGACGTTGGATGACAAATGGCACATGAAATTTCAGATTTCATCGACTCTGTCAAGGAGCTCCTGACTGATGCACAGTACAAGGAGGGTATGGAGGTGTGTCAAAAGATTTTCAACGAGACTGAGGTGAAAGAGAAGCTGTACAGAATGACGTATCTAAGACCTTATACATTCATAGATGAACATTGTAACGACGAAGAATGTGATGATATGAAGTTTTACGTGAGTTTTAAAAAAACAAAAAGTCTCGTAAAATTGAACGACGATCGCGCCAAGAGAATCCTAGAAACCAACATGTTCCTCGGATCAGACGAAGAGATGCGATCGTTTATTGAACTCAATTTGTTTGATGCATTCCCATGCGACCAAATTGAACTTGATCATGAGATGACGTGGCACGAATTTCCTGTTTTAAATCTTGAACTCGTATAAATGAACAATCAGGAGTACATAAACGCACTGCGTAGACAACGTGAGTTGGCACGTAAAATAGAAAGGTTTAGATATGCACGAGGTTATGTCGAGAACAACAATACACGCAACAGATTGAATAGAAAGATTCGCACATTAATCGCAGCAACTGCTCCACTTGAGGAGCAGCTTCATATACTCGGGATTGGAGTTCCAGAGAACAAAAAAAGACAACTCAAAAAGCAGAGTTATGTTGTATCAATGCAAAACATGGCAAGACGTGGTTTAAAGAAACGCCAGAACGCACATGCACAGCGTACAGCGGCACGGAGATCATCTGTAGTCGGTGCTCATCATACAATTCCTCGGCGTTACATACCAACGTTCTCTATGCGCCGACCCATCACAAAGAAAAGACGAGTCACGCGATCAGTGACGAGTCTCACGCGTTATTTGTCGTCTTCGTGAGGTTCCACCAATTCTTTTTTAGTTTTGGATATAACAGTTTTATAGTTGGTTTATTTTCAAAATTTCTATAAAACCTTTTTGTAAATCTATCAATTTGACCAAGATCATTTGCCGCTTTTTTATAGGTAGAGTATCGTTTTGTCACATAGTTTTTAAATTCTTCATTTGATTTGTTATGAAGATTTTTTATAAGTTGAGAAACACCTGGTATTGATCTACCATTAGTACTGTATTTCACATGAACTGGAGCTGGTGGAATGGGTCCTCTCCATCTATGAACATTTCCCAGTCCAATTAATCGGCGTTGTTCGCGTGGAAGTTTTGCAAGTGCTTTCCATGCATTTGTGACCCGTGTAACGTTCCAATGAGGAACGTTTGAATTAATAATACCTAGTTTGGGTGCTATTTGTCTATAGTTCACGTATGGTGTACTACCTCTGTGTATATTAGGAAGTTTGGGTCTAATACCGATTATCTGACCTTGTTTAAATTGTTTCCATGCATGTTGAAGAACTCTAGCAGCATGTGGATCTCTTAAAGCAATAGCTAGCATTCTTTGATTTCTCGGTGAAAGCATTTTCAAAATGTAATTTCTTACATTCTGTGGAAGATTCGTGAGTTTGATTTCACGCTGAGACGTGACTGAAAGTTGGTGAGAAGAACTCATATTATTACTTTATATAATTAGACCCCAAGAACCTGGAACGTTCTTGGGGCCGAAGCCCGAAAACTTTGTTTTCGTAGCAGCTGCCCTTTTTTTTGTTTTTTTTTGTAGATTTCGCTTGCAGTGGACGTTCAGTTGGAGAAGGCCAGGCCACCCATTCCAGACTGGATACGCAGGATGTTGTAGTTCACTGCGAACAGCTTCTGCAGGGTTGCGGCGTTGTTGGACTTCATCTGCACGGACACCTGGGCGTTGTCAATGCGAGAGAAGTTGCAGGTGCCAGTTGGCTGGTGCTCCTCGGGCTGCAGAGCGAAGGAGTACGTGTAGATACCGGGGTAGGGGGTACCGGTGTGGTGGTAGAATGGCTGGACCTGGTTGAAGTAGTTGCCGTACTGCTCCTTGAAGCGGTCCTGACCGTTCAGGATCACCTTGAACAGGTGCAGAGGACCCACCTCGATACCGGGAGCAGTGCCACCCAGGACCTGGGTGCCCTGCTCGATCCAGTAGGCGTTGCCAGAGAAGACGTTGTTGCCCAGACCGAATGTGGCGGCGACTGCACCAGCAGTGGACACCAGGTGTGGCACACCCGTCGCATTGGGTGCCAAGTAGTTGTTGGTTGCCTGGAAAGCCAGCACGTTGGACGTCACGTTCACGTTGCCAGTGGCTGTGCAGAAGTTCCACATGGCGTTCAGCTGAGCCGAGGCGCTGGCTGCAGGGTTGGTGTAGCACCACACCAGCTCCTTCACTGGGTGGTTGAAAGACAGGCGGATCAGCTGGACGGAGCCCTCAGTGCCAGTTGTAGCCAGCTGGTCACCGCCAGTGTGCTGCACCTGCTCGATCAGGTACTCGTGACCCTTCTGGGCGAAGCGGCGACGCTCCTCAGTGTCCAGGTACACGTAGTTGGCCCACACCTCGAAGGCGTTGGTCGTGCCGAAGTAGCTGCTGTAATAGGCAGTCAGGTCGAAGTCCAGGCGCACCTCGTGGTACTGCAGGGCAATCAGAGGCAGGTACAGACCGGGGTTGCGGTTGAAGAAGAACAGCAGAGGCAGGTACACCTTGGATGGGGACAGAGCGAGCGTGCCCGTGGCAATGGGGTTGGACATGGTCGTCATCTTGCCCCATGCGTACTTGTCGGACTCGTTCAGGAACACCTCGGCGTACAGGCGCCACCAGGTCTGGTAGTGCTTGTCAATGCGCTGACCACCGATCGTCAGCTCAACGGCGGCAATGGCACGCTCAGCCACCCAGTTGGTGTCGAAGTTGGCGTTGTTGGACGTCAGCACGTTGGATGTGGGCGTCAGGGCGACGTGCATGTTGCCGACCAGGTCGCCGTTGCGGGCAATGGTCACGGACACACGGCCGCTGCTGGATGGAGAGCCGTTCGTCGTCTGCTGGATCAACTCCATGGCAAAGTTGGTGTGGCGCTTGTACACCGCCTGGAAGAAGGTCACCTTGGGGTTGCCGGTGAGGTAAACATCCTGTGCGCCGTAGGCAACGAGCTGCATAAGTCCGCCCGCCATGATAGCTTGGTACTCTTAGCCAAGAAAATAATTTAGACCACTGGGAAGGCGCGTTCGCATGTCCAAACCTTTTTGTCTAGTTACAGTAAATGGCTGACAATAATACTGAGATTGATAACATGGATGGTGATGACTTTGAGTGCGACGATGAAGATATGGAGATGATGGATCCAATGGAGGCTCTGGCTAACTTCCTGTCGACTGAGGATGGTGAGACGATTGCCACCTCCCTCGCCAGCCTGAAGGATGCAACCCAATCGATCGCCAAGCACATGGAGAAGCAGAACCTTATCCTGATCAAGATACTGACCGCCCTGACTGCAAAGCCAGTTCCAGCTCCAGCTCCAGAAGCGCAGACCTAAAAAAATGTGACTCTCTTGTACTATGACGAACATGTCCCAGGTGCACACAATTGACCGGGACCAACCACCTGAGCACGCACACGAAATTCGCATGGAAGTCATGCGCTCTGAAGTATCAACGCTCACTCCAGAGCGTCTCGAACATTTCATCGGTCAACTCGAGGAAAAGATGGGTCTCACCTGTAAAGGTGATCGGTTTGCGCCGCTCACCAATGGATTTAGACAATTTTTTCGAGACGACGAACTGGACCCGAATGGTATGCCCCAGAATGTAGATCTGGAGCGGATTCAGGAACAGAAGCGTCGCCTGGTAAACCTCTTCTCCGAGTTGTATCACCGTTCGAGTGAACTGGGGATCAAGGATAAACCTTCTGAGGATGTCAATGGTGACGAGTTTCGCGTCGCCTTTCGCCTGATGCGACTCATCGAAACCGCAGACGACGCCTACGAAATCATTTTCAGGTACGTTCGATCGTTTGAACGCATCAACAGTCCCACGTTTGCACCAATGTCCGGTGACATGGATTCGTCACTGTTCCGCTGCAAAACGATGGACACTGCTGACGAAGAGGATGATGCGAGTCCGTATCAACGTCTCTTGTTGTACCTTCTGAACAAGACGTACACACAAAAGATGAAGCGCTACAAGGGTCAGTGCTGTAAACAAATTGAAACGACCGAGGGTGGTCATCTGACTCGCGCGTGGAAGCCCGTCATGGAAATCAAAGAGTTTGTGTACTTTTACACACAAAAAGAGGACAAGTATGACATGTGGCGCAACATGACGAGCAAGGGCAGTATCGTTCGCGATACAGTCACTCACCTGTCAATGTGTCGTGACATTCAGTTTCCTGAGATTCACAAGAACCGAACAGTCTGGTCGTTTCAGAATGGCATCTTTGTAGGGAAGGAGTGGTCCGAGGATGAGTGTGGATACACGTCCAAGTTTTACCCATATGGTTCAAACGACATTGGAAACCTCGATCCGACAGTTGTGAGTTGCAAGTTTTTTGACCAGGAGTTTCCAGAGGAGAACATGTCTATCGAGACGTGGCAAGATATCAAGACGCCTGTAATTCAGTCCATCATGGAGTACCAACGATTTCCACAGGATGTTATGGACTGGATGTATGTGTTCATCGGTCGTCTTTGTTTTGACACGAACGATCAGGATGCCTGGCAGGTGATTCCGTTTCTCAAGGGTATCGCCGGGTCGGGCAAGTCGACAATCATCACCAAGGTGTGCAAGCGATTTTACGACTCTGAGGATGTGCGGACACTGTCCAACAACATCGAAAAGAAGTTTGGTCTGTGGTCGATTCACGACGGGTTCATGTTCATCAGTCCTGAGGTGAAGGGTGACCTTGCGCTCGAACAGGCTGAGTTTCAGTCGATGGTTTCAGGTGAGGATGTGTCCATCGCACGTAAGAATGAAAAGGCGCTGTCAATGACATGGAATGTTCCTGGTATTCTCGGTGGTAATGAGGTGCCAAGTTATCGCGACAACTCAGGGTCGGTACTTCGTCGTCTCGTGACGTGGAACTTTGCACGTATGGTTGCTCAGCCAGATCCGCAGCTCGACGGAAAGCTTGACGCTGAAATTCCAGTCATTCTGTGCAAGTGTGTTCGGGCATACCTGGACTATTCACGCAAGTACTCCAAAAAGGACATCTGGGGTGTGTTGCCTGCGTACTTCAAGACGGTGCAGTCTCAGGTGGCAACGGTGACCAATCCTCTTCAGCACTTTCTGGCGAGCGACAAGCTGGTGTACGGAGTGGACAAGTACATTCCCCAAAAGTTGTTTGTCCAGATTTTCAACCAGCACTGTCAAGAGAATGTGCTCGGTCGTTCAAAGTTCAACGAGGACATTTACGCTGGTCCATTTTCGTCTCGAGAAATTGATGTGAAGAGCGGCTCACTGACTTATCGCGGCAAGGCGTACGCAAACCAAAAGTTCATCTACGGAGTCGACGCAATTGAGGACAACTATACAGGAGAAGACCTAGACGTCTAGGACCAGCGGGAAGTCTGTCAGGCAGCGGACTTAAACACAACAAACACATAAAATACAATGGAAACTATGACTGCGCTGTTCAACGCGTGGGAGAATACGATTGAGACGTACAAGGATACACCGAATGTCGAAATCGAGATTCGTCTCGGCAAAGTGAATCGTGGCAAGTTTGATACAAATGTCGGTCAGCAAACGTTCGAAAAGGTTCTTCGCCGTCTTCGAAAGTTTGATGAGTGGGAAAGCACGAATGAGTCACAGTCAACTGTATATTATGACACGGCTGCGTCCAAACGTGTCGTGATGAATGATGTGACGGATGAGATGGAGTCGTGTGTCATCAAGAAGCGCATTCATGTGAATGATCAGCCTCTGAACGGGTTTCCAGTGGATGCACGTATCGGTATTTCTTCAGAGGTTCCGTATGACCGAAATGAAGACACTGATGAGAACTTTACTCGTGTCAAGAAGCGTAAGCGGTACTCTTTTGTGCGCAAGGGTCTTTCTATCGACCTTTCGGAGGTGAGCGGGGACGTAGACGACAAGGACAGCGAGGAGGCGACGGAGTACCAGATTGAGCTCGAGATTCTCGACCCGCCCAAGAATGCCGCAGAGCGCCACCAGGTGTTTAACATCATCTACAAGATTTCAGACATTTGCAAAATCATGGTGTAATCAGAATGTGTGTCCTGTCGCTACATTTATGCAACGCACGAGTCCAGATTCTCTTAAAAGTACCCGCATCTCTGTATAAAACGCAACTGTTGAACACGTAAAGAGATAATCACCATTTTCATAATACGTTTCAAGTGCGTGTGTCTTTTCATGTTCGTTGAAAACAGTAATCCACGCATCCAAACGGTTAAAATCAACCGGGCGACGAACAACGTGACGTCCGGGAACTCTAAAAATATGAAGCGCTCGAGACTCCAAGTTGTATACGAGTCCGTCGTGTGACTTGAGGAGGTACCACAGGCGCCAGCCACGATTCTCATCAAGTTTATTTGGTGGAATTTTAAAATAAAGACGCGTATCAATTGATGGATCAGACAAGAGGACAATTACGCGCACAAGATCGGTAGGAAGTTGCTTCCATATTACACTCATTTCCATTTCCAATTCAGGCAATGGTACCCTTTAGCTCGCTGCTGCGGTACCTTCTCCTTGAAGGGGTCGTTGTCCCAGCTGTACTTGTCGATGTGTCGATCTGAAAAGTAACAATCAGTCTCGTTGAGAAAGTAGTCAATCTCTTCAGTGGTGCACCCATCAAACTTGAGAAACCGAAACGTCTTTTCAATCTCTTTCATGTCCTCCATCAGGTCGTCCAGAATCTCTCTCCGAAACTTTTTGTGCAGAATTTGGCTTATTTCCACTGCATCTTCTATCCGCGCATCAAATGCATCGTTCAAAACTTCGTTGCATTTGATGTCCCAAGAATCTTCGTTCCATGTGTCGCGAACCGAGTGAAAACCTTTAAAGTAAATCGGACGGCGACACATGGGGCACCCGGTACCGGTACCCTTGAGGTACCAGCTCTTTATACAATCGGCACAAAATGCATGTGTGCAGCTCAGTGTGCGAAAAGGACCAGCGTCGCTGTAGCAGATGGAGCACTCCATATTTTTGTTAACCTCACCAACCCATCTCAATGTTTGACAGACACATTACATCTTTTTAGTCCTTTCCACCGCAGGTGGAAAGTCAGTCACGTGTGTAATAAGAACGTTAGTCCCGTATCTTTTTGTACCACGCCATTGAACACATCGTATGAGGGTCAGGCTTTTCGACTTTTTTGACCACGTCATCATCAATCAAACGCCACTGTCCTTTGTGCTTGAGGACAACTGCATAGTGTCCGCTGTTTGCTGAAAGTCCCCAATGAAGCACGAGTCCAAAGAGTTTCATGCCATTGTATGTTTCTGGAATGAGTTCAGAAGGGCACTTTTGTGTAAAGATGACGGACATACAATGTCCCGTTTCTTTGATGACCGTTTGCATCGCAGCTGCGTTGTATTTTTTGCCAGCGTCGTCGACATAGTCGCTCAGAATGTTGTACTTGTCATATTTCATCATATGTTCAGGTGAATCCACAAACAAAGATACAAACTCATGTGTACGCGAGGACCTTCCGTTGGGGTACATCACAACCTGTTCCTCATTTCCGTAAAAGATCGGTTTGATGTAATCGAGTCCGAGTGACTTTTCGAGAGCATCCAAGAGACACAAAACCGCTTCGTGTGCATCATGCTGCTGACGAGGCACAAAGTCTGTAAACTTGCTCTGAAATGCTTCTAGTAAATCATTTGCATCCATTGGCTCGTTTCCCTTTGTCCACAGTGACCGGACGAGTTTTGAGTATTCACGAGTCACTTCGCAAGAACCTTCGTAAGGTCCTTCGCGAAGAAACCGATTGGCGAGGGTCGGCACATGCGCCAGGCATTGAACAGCCGAGTTGAAGTAGCACGTGTTTCCGGCATTCATCAGCCCACGTGTCATTTACGTAATAAAGGTGTCGCACTTTTATATAACAAAGATGTTGTCCATTCGTCCCGTCGTGTGCATTGCTCAGCCGCGCAAGAAGGCGCAGATTCGGCACAAGTTAAAGCAGGCTATTGAGCACGCTCAGCTTTTGTGTCAGAACTTTGAGGATACGAAAGAGTGTCGTGTTGCGTGGGACGAAGTGAATGATCTCACTCACGCGCTTCACAATCAGGTTCCACCAGAGCTTGACCGTGAACGTTCAGAACTATCGAAGCGTGAATATGACGTATAGGTTTCATCCAATGAAAAAAATAAAAGACTAAATTAATGAAGAGAACTTTATTATTTGGTCGCGTCAAGTCGCGTTCGCCGTCGCGTTCGCCGTCGCGTTCGCCGTCGCGTCGTCCATTGTCTGGACTGAACGCAGCGCGCGCTGCACGTCTCAGACAACTCATGGGAAATAATAGCAGCTCAAATAATGGACCATTGAACTATGCTGGTATTAATTATAATATACCTTACTTTATAGTCCCTCCAAAAGGTAATTCTAAAGGACTAATCATTAGCCGTCATAGTATGCCAGGCACTATTTGGCACAAATATGGTAAACCAACTGGTAATATTGTGGAATGGGTTCGATCTCAGAAAGCAAACAATTCTAAGAAAAATCGTGTATTCATCGTAGATCCTTATTATGCACGCAACTCAAATACTCTCAAGCCTAACACAATATATTGGACTGTTCAAAACGTAAAGATAGTAAATAAATAAGGAGCTGGTGCCATGACGTCTAGTAGTCGCTGCCTTCATACATTGAACGACCGTATGACGCCTTCTTGGGGAATAGGTTCATGGCGAGTGTAGCAAGCAGAATAAACACAACGGCGTGCAGGATCAAACCACCAATATTGGCACAACCCGCGGGTGAAGCGACCCAGCTTCCGAGAACACCGCTGGTCGCCTGGTATGCCGCAGGGCTGGCAACAACTGCATAAAGAACGGCTGGGATGACATAGAACTTGAGCTGATCAGCGGACATTTACTTTAAACGGAGATTTTTATTAGGGTCCACCTTATTTTTGTACCAACTAAGTGGAGCCTTTTTCTTTGAAACCAAAACAAATTTATAAACGCGCGCCGTCCCCCATTGATCCGCCGTCATGCCTGGTCGACTTCCACCCGTCTGCCACGCACGCCGTCCTCTGTTGTACACTGTGTTGAGCACTTGTCGCGCAATGCCCGTCTTGGTGGAAATGGCATTTTTGTTAAACTTGAGACCGGGATAAACCTTGTGAAACTGAAGTGTCCATTTAGACTTGTGAGACTTGGCAAACGTGTCTGATTTTCCCAGCTTAAACTGACCTGTGCGTTTCCTTTTCAAAAGTTCACGTTCACGCATAAATTGTACAGGTTTAGATAAAGAACTAAAATATCTTTCTGGCCATTTTTTCACAAGGGTTATGTGACGCGTCATCTATTTATAGTTTGGAAAATTCCTCCAGTTGAATATTTTCCCTTAGATTCACAATCGTGCGATCATACGTGCGGCGGTTGTTGGGATATGTCTTGTCGCGACGCTCCTTGACTGGAGTCCATCCCTTGTCCCGGTAATCGCATTCGAGAATGGTGCCATCTGGGTATGGGCGAATACTTATATGAAGTTCCGCCTCTAGCCGCAAATTTCCACGATCCTGGATGAACAAATCCTTGCCATTCTTGACCAAAAAATCAATAGTGATGAGCTGACGGGGTTTCCATTTGAACAGCGTTTCGTGTGTACCGATGCGAATAGGGTCTTCAACGGGTGTAAAAATGAGACCATCAGACTTTTCAGACAGCTTCAACTGTCCAACTTCACTCAACGGAATCATGTCTTTCACCTTGACTTGGAGTTTGGGTTGTTTCAAAATCGTTTTAGTCACTGCCGTTGCCTTTGAAAGACGTTCAGTCAGCGTCTTTTTGCGTAAATCTTCACCCTTGATACGCACGGCATCATACACGTAGTACACACCATCCATGAGTTCGCCGTCGAGAACCGTGTCACGTGGAACAGTCAAGGTCGTAAACGTCAAATGAAAGGCGCGATCGACGAGTGCACAAATCTTTTTGCCGTCGGGTGCTTCAAAGCACACGAGCATGTGACGCACGCCATCCGTCTTTTCACACACGACGTACGGTTGAGACTTGAGCACCCTGAAATGCCGGCGTTCAATAGATACCGGTTGAGGTCCGGGAAACCATGATGGATCAGTGGATTCCCACACCTTGTGAATATACTGCTTGACAGCGTCTTCGTACATTTTGTTTATTTTGTAAAGTCTGATGTCCTTAGGTGAGGACATTACGTGTTTTATGGACCCATGGCTACACCGGGCATCTCGAGAATATTTCCGAGACACTCGTGTGTGTAGTGGCGCACGACAACAGCGTCTGCGTATGCGGCGATGCGAATGCCCGCGCCTTTGATTTTTGTAAACAGCTGATCGTAGGAATCATACGTCTGACCACGAAGCTTCTTGTCAATTGGCTTGGAATCCATCACCCACACACGGGCACTGGTAGTATTTACATCGTAAATATCAGTACCATTAATCTTCTTGTCGACATCCGTGTCGAAATTGAGAGCGCGTTGATGGATGGGCTCTGTCGATCCCGCCTCTGTCTTTTTACGGAACATGTCCCAGTCGACACCCTCGACAACCGCTGGAAAGACGAGCACCTTGATATCCTTGTCCATCGGTGCAAGCATGCGAGGGATGGACTCCTGATCAAGATTTGTTCCATAGTCAAACCAGATGATTCGTTCACCAGACTTCATCAACTTGGGAAGAGCTGAAAGTCCCTCAACAAACACGTGCTCAATGTGAATCTGTCGCCGATTCGCGTACATGGTGAGCGTCATGAGCGAGTGCAGCGTCGTCACGGCAATAGATTTGTTACGCGTCACGCACACAACGTACATGACAAAAATACAACTTGAATCTCTAAGCTGAGCTTTTAATACGATCTTCGAGTTTTCCGATGAACCGTAGGTTTCCAACGTGTCCGAGCGTCGTTGTGACGTCTGCGTAAATTTTTCCACCCATTTGCTGCCAACGACGACAAAAGGCGTAATCCTCAGACAGGTACCGACGAGTCACCGGATCAATCATACAATCAAACACCGCACAATAGTCATCAAAATCACGATTCTGGTGATCATTTTTGCAGTTGAGTTCTGGATACTGAGCATACATGCGTTCAATCACTTCGCGTTTAATCATGAGAAAGCCAGTCGGTCCGTCGAGCACCTCGACGAAACCATTCACAACCTGTGAGTTGGCATATTTAAAATTCATCACGAGAGCCGCCGCCGCCTTGTTGATATCCTTCCCAGAAGAAATTGCCGCCGCCGCTTGCTCCCACATAATCACCTTTTTGGGGTAGACTGCACACGACACGTCGTGACCCGATGATAGCAGACGCATAACAGCCTCTGGTTCAAAGTGTACATCGGCATCAATGAACAAAAAATGCGTCGCCTGTGTCGCCTTTTGCATGAATCGCGCAACTGAAATGTTTCGGGCGCGGTGAACGAGTGACTCGTTTTCAGTCGTATCGAGCATCAGCTGAACTCCGTACTTGCCGCACATGTTCTGTAACTTGATGATCGACTCGGCGTACGCTTGAAGACACAGTCCTCCGTAGCACGGTGTTGATAGGAATATACACGGCTGGGACATTACATAATATGAAAGTTTATCCTTAAAGCTCGTATCATCCAGCGATGCGAAGAATAAAAAGAAATATCAGGTTAAATTAGATGGACACTGTAGTTTTTCCAGGCGGTACGCGCCTTTACAAGGGATTTGAAAACAAAACCGTAGGATGCAAGACTCTGCTCAAGGATACTCGAATATTTTTCGCGACACTGAGTCCTCGCGTCGCCCGAGCCTATGGGAGTGTGTGTCCATATGTAACCAAACGCCCTCTGCGTCTTTTTGTACTGAACCATACAAACATCAAAAATGTATTCAAGTTTTTGACAAAAGACACACGCACTGGACTCCAGTTTGCACTCGGAACGAACATCACCCGGGGTCAACAAGCGCTTGCATATCAAAAGCTTATTTCGAGACGGCTTCCACCTGGGTTTAAAAACAGACCATGGGCGCCAGGTCAACGTCTCTCTGTGACAAACATCAACGGCGATGTCTTTCGTTTATTTGCACGTGATTATTTGATTCAGAATGGGTATGATGGATTTTATTCATCTGCAAAGAGAACAGGCTTTCACGGTGGGTTGTTCCCGGCTGAAATTATGCTGTGTGATGCAGGACGAGTCCTTGTTCGTGCAGGACCTGATCATGCACCACTATTGAGTAGAATTTCTGTGATACGTGAGCTTCCGCAGTTGTTCGTACAGTATTGTCGTAAAAACAGAGCTCTTCTTCGCGTGTACAGAAATCTGTTTGTGCCTTTGTTGGGCGGAGGAATGGGGGTCAAACTGTACCTCGAGGCGCGTGGACTCAAAGCACCCAAAAAGGTGATTGATACACGTGACTTTGATTTTACATTTGCCGTCTCCAAGAAGTTGTCGAAGCGTGAAGCGCAGCGAAGAGCCTTGATCATGAAGACATTGATGTTTCGTCACGTGACTGGATTTGTTGCGTGGTTGAACCGCAAATACACACGAACAAATGCTCGTTTGATCGTGTCTGATTTTGTACCTGACATTAAAGTTCTTCCAGCAACTGGCAAGACACTGTACCAGGTGACACAGTTCCGTATTCAGTTTCCAGGTCAGCAACCCATTGATTTTGTTGATTCTACATTAGCGTATGTTCCAGGTTCGAGTAGAGATGATATACATCCAGTATATTCACGTGCATATGGATTGCCAATTGAGCGTCTGAAAAAGTTGTACGATTCTGTTCTTACAGTACTCGCTGGTTCATTTGTGTTTCCAGGAATAAAGAAGCGCAATCCTCTCACGGGGAACAATCCTGAAAAGGGTCAGAAGAATGTCGCCCGTCTCGGAGCGCTTCAGAATCTCGCACCCAAAAATGTATCCATCGTTCGAAACTTGATTCGCAGAATCAAAAAACGTGATGTGTCTGGGGCACAGAGAAATGCAAACAAGATTATTAAAAATCTAAAATCTTATTAGGGAATGAACAAACCATGTGTGCATACACGTATTGCGATTCGTCGCATTGAACGACACCCCATTGTACAGCGGACGGTCCGGTCCGGTGTATTTTTACGAAAACACGTGGTACGAGGGGCAACACTCAGTCTCGTACCAGATGCTGTGAATGATATAGCTTTTCACCACGCTCAGCTGAATGTAAATGAAGTCTTTCATGTTGTTCAGGATACGGCTGTTATTTCAACCATCAACGCACTCGCGGCTCTGGCGGCGATTGCCGTGAAAATTTAAATATGATTGTATATCAATGAGCACCAACTGTGCAACTCGTGAGGTGTACACTGTTCGGGTCGATTCTTTCGGAGTTGCAACCCCGTATTCAACTTTTCAGGCATTCCTGAATGTTCCTCTTCGTAATGTTGTCAAAGCCGAGTTGCTCATGGCGAGTATTCACCAACAGTACAGCAATGCTATTTGCCACGTGTACGTCGAAGAACTCGTTTCAAACTTTGTAACACGTGCGGGACCTGCATACACGGTTGGTCTTGATGGTACGACATCTAATGTCGGTGTAGACACGCAAATTTCCAACAAGGGTCTTGTAGAGCGTGCATTTGTCACGATTCCAACATCAAATGTTGCAACTGCTGCTCCAGATTACCGTGTCGTATGGAGATCGTTGGCAGATTTCCCAACTGATGTCGAGTACATCAATCCCATTCGTCAGCTCAAGACGCTTAAAATTTCGTTTTATGATGGTGAAACTGGTCTCCCACAGACGATGGATCAGACGAGTTACTTCTTGTTCCGATTTGAATGCGCTAAAGACAATGTATGTGTGTACTAATAAAGAAGATGCGCATTGATATACCAGAATGGAAGTTGTCCGCCTTCAGCCTACCGCCATCCTGCCTTCACGTGGGTCCGCAGACGCAGCCGGGTTCGACCTCTACAGTGTCGACCATTACGTGGTGTTCCCGGGTCAGCGCGTGGTTGTTTCCACCGGAATCGGTCTTCAGAAGCTCCCTACCGGAACCTACGGTCGCATTGCACCTCGCTCTGGACTGGCCGTGAAGCATGGTCTGGATACTCTGGCGGGTGTTGTCGACCCAGATTACCGTGGTGAGATCAAGGTGGTTCTTCTGAACACCGACATGCGTGTACCATTTGTTATCAAGCCTGGGTATCGCATCGCTCAGCTCGTACTGGAGAAGTACGAGGTGGCTGATGTCGTCGAGGTGGATGGTGCTTCAAATGATACGGAGCGCGGCGACGCAGGTTTTGGCTCTACTGGAGTCTTTTTCAAGGTGACGGGTGTATAAAATTTTAAAAAGGGAAGTTGTATAACTTCCCGCTCGTATCAGTGTCCGAGTGGTCTAAGGAGGCAGTCTCAAGTGAAAAGATTCTCACTTGGAGAGATCTGCTAGCGTAAGCTGCATGGGTTCGAACCCCATCTGATACATCATCAGTGTCCGAGTTGGTCTAAGGAGTCAGACTTAAGTGAAAAGATTTTCACTTGAAAAAGAGATCTGATGGTCGCAAGACCTCGTGGGTTCGAACCCCACCTGATGAATTCCCCGCGCGTACATAGTATAGTGGTAGTACATCGCCCTTCCAAGGCTAAAGCCCGGGTCCGATTCCCGGTGTACGCTGTCTCACACCCGCCAAGACCCCCCGGGGTACATGGAATCAAGGATCTCCTCGATATCCTTCGCCTCGACCACCTCTCGATTCTGACGCACTTTGTAGTTGACGAGACGAACAGCCTTTGATTGGTATCGTACGTACTCACCCGTGTTTTTTGGTTTTGTCTGAGCAATTCGCAAAGCGTTCTCGATGTGCGCGTCAAGCGTGGCACGTCTCTAAGACCACGGACTCCGGTCGATGGGTCCGGACATCTTGCGCACGACGTGTTCAAAGTTTCTGAGATCTTTGAAAAGATACCCTGGAGCCATAAATGGTGATGAAAGTGTATAAACCAATATGCATCCAACACGTTCAGTCACGTACTCGTCCTTTTTAAGAGGGGGTGCGTAGGCGATGGTTCTCATCGTTCCATACGTATACGTGGTCACGGCGTATCTTACGAAAATCTTTTCCATTTTAGGTTTTAGGCGTTCACAGTCTCTAAAAGCCACGCCGTCCCCGTAGGCACCCACGGACCCTCCTTCGTCCGTCGCCACCTCGGATCCTTGAGAAAGATTCCATTAGATTCTTCATTCGCATCGACCCAAATAGGTTCCTTGACTTTTGAGAGAACCTTATTCACGAGTTGGGTCCCAAGACCCTTGCGTTTCTCAGCGACACATAGATCCCCGAGGATCCATCCGTCCCGACCCCATTTCTGAAGGGTGCACAAGGCCATGACTTTTGCACCCTCCCGAATTGTATAAAGCCTGTCGAAACACTTGGGGTTCCACAGGCTTTCACCCGGGCCAAAGTTCCTGGTGATGAGTTCGTCCATGTATTTTACATGCGCGGAAAGCTTTAAGAAAATGCCTTTGTAGAACCGGACTCTTTGCGGCGCTCACGTTTGGCGTCTGCGCTAGCCTTGTTGGCTGCCGCCAGCTCAGGGTTAGCCTTCGCCTTGTTCTCCTGCTTGATCTTTTTCTTCTCAGAATCCGTGAGCTTGTCGGGTATTTTCTTGATGTCAACCATTACACTTGAAGTATAAATTAATTACCCACACATAAGCGCGGTTCCATTTAGCTCACGTAAGACATAAAAGAATAAAACTTGAAAAAATCAATGAAGTGGCTTTTCATCGGTCCAACCTTGCTCGCAGGGATTGGTCAGGTGACTCGTCAGTATTCTGAGCTGATAAAGAGTCTCGGTCACGAGGCGGATTACATTCCGTTTGGTGACGTGGTTCCAAATAAAAAGTACGACGTTGGATTTGCATTTGTGCTCCCAATTGAACAGCATCTGCACGTTGTTGATGCAATGCTCAAAAATTGCAAAAAGAACATGTACATGACAATATGTGAAACCGAGACGGTTCATCCTATCTATGAAATTCTCGTCAAACGATACAAGACGCTTTGGACCCCGAGCCAGTTTTGTCTCGACGTATTCAAACGTCAGTTTCCAGATGGTGACTGGAAACTTTTACATTTGTGGGCGCCAACCTCAACGCTCAATTTGCCCGTCGTGGACAGTGAACCGTACACATTTTACACAATTGGAAACATGCTCGATCCGCGCAAAAACATCAAAATGCTGATCGAGGCGTTTGTTCGACTCCAGATGCCCAACTCACGCCTTTTGCTCAAGGCGACGTGTAAACAAGACGTCTCGTGGCGCATTCCAGGTGTTGTGGTGATCAACGGGCTGCTGAGCGACGACGAACTCGAGCGCCAAGTGCATGCACAAGGTCACTGTTACATAAACTGTTCACATTCCGAGGGAGTTGGAATGGGAGCAGTCGAAGCCGCACTTCGTGGAAAGCCGGTTATTATTACAGATTTTGGAGGTCTCAAAGAATACGTTCCTGACACGCCGTTTGTCGTCAAGTGTTCTCGGACTGAAATTCAGATTGATGATTTCCTGTTTCAGAAGGGGATGGTGTGGGGTCAGCCGTCGCTTGATGACCTGATGTCATATATGCGTACATGTTACGAAACTCGAGTCGTAAAATGGGATCATCCTGGTACAAAAAAACTTATTCATGAGATTGGTGACTCTTTGATGGAGCAGGGGTCATAAAATCCTCGGTCATGATTTCACCGCGATCACCGCCACCAGATGTTCCGTCGCCGTAGTTCACCATGTAGTAGGCTGTGGCGTACATCACAATAGCAAGCATCACAGAGCTAAAACCGAGGAACGCCTGCTGAGCCTTTAAGTAGGAGACAAAATCATCAAACGCCTTGAAACCTGTGGGGTTGACAAAGACACGCGGCAGAGCAAATATAATCACGAGGTTGATTACAAGTGCAATGAAAATGGGTTTGAGTTCAACCTGCTGATGCATCTTTTATACCATAGATCCATGTTTTTTACAAAAGCACCCGCCTGCCATCGCCTTGAAAGTGCATTGCCGCCCCTCCAGTGTGCGAGCCGTGCACGCTGGTCCTCCCCCAACCTTTTTCTTCGCAGTCGCTGCCGTTGCCGGTACTTGAGCAGATGTTGGCTTGTAGTCTGGAAGAAACACTACGCGACTCCGAGCCTCCTTGAGCTCGATGGTCCGCTGACGAAACTTGAGAGCAGTGGTGGTAAACTTGTCCATGTTTGGTGGACACGCGCTACACGGGTTTAGGTTGAGCGGCACATGACATGTATTTAAACATTTAATGTCTTTGTATAACAATGGCATCTCTCATCGAGCAGTTTATAGAAATGGCTATGCAAGTGGATCTTGCGAGAACATACATCTCACCACCCGCTGCAGCACTTCTGCGGCAGCGAGGATTTATACCACACAGTTCATACCTTCGCCCACCGCGTCCTATTCCAATTCCACGTCTTCCGTGTCCTGGTATAACAAAGGCGAAGACACCGTGCAAGAACAAGTGTGCTCCAGGACACTCGACGTGTCTGATTCACCGAGAGAATCCAGCGATGCGCGGTTATCCTCAACCGAGTATGCGCTGCCCAGAACTCGTGAATGGTGAGCAGTGCAAGTGTCCAAAGTATAAGCACTACCCTCTGTGTTGGCGACACGCCAAGCGGGCAAACCTACTTCCACCGCCACCTGAAATACCAACTGAATGTTCAATCTGCTATAATGATTTGACACACGACACAACTGTCAAGACGAGTTGTGGACATTACTTTCACGGCGACTGCTTCAATGGATGGAAACAGTCACGGCAGGCGACATTTCAGCGAGTGACGTGTCCAATGTGCAGAGGGTTGCATCCAAATCCTAAGCCACTTCACTCGGCTGCCGCGGGTACTGCACATCAAAATTCACAAGTAAATGTGCTTGTGTTGTAAGTCCCTTTCCTTTGATCTGATAATCACGACGTGGATCCAAAATGCCAAACTTTTCCCGTGTGTTGAACTTGATAGGTCCACTAAAGTGTGGTATAGAAACATCGAGACCGTCGACGGATTCCTGAAATGACACAGTCATGACAAATCTGAGGTCGTCGCCGCGTCTCTCAAACTGAGGATGAGGTTTCACATTGAATGTAATAATAAGATCACCTGTACGTTCCCGATTCGAACGAGCTTGTTCACCCAGCCCCTGAATTCGGTGTTGTGTCCCCGAGTGTATGCCCTTTTCGACATGTAAATTCAAAATAACCGTATCGATTTTTGACTTTTTGTTGTTGCACGTTTGACAACCACGTCGAGTGGATCCACACCCTTGACATTGATCACATTGTCTCGAAAACATTTGAGCAATCATACCCATGTGTGCCATTTCACTCACCGTGCCTTGTCCTCGGCATTTTTGACACGTCTGGACACACGACGGGCAGTGTTTCATCACCGGAACTTTGATTGTTTTATCTGTTCCGGCGAACACCTGTTCGAGAGTGAGATCGATGGTGTGATGACGATCCATCTGTCTCTGCTGACCGCCCATTCCAGGGAACCCACCGCCTCCACCAAACATTTGTGAAAACATCTGTGAAATGTCAGCTGGGTGTGGGTTTCCTTGCATCTGAGGCTCGTCATTTCCAAACTGATCATAACGAGCTCGGCGATCTGGATCTGAAAGCACTTCGTACGCCTGACCAATCTCCTTGAACTTTTCAGAATCCCCACCCTTGTCAGGGTGATGTTTCATGACGAGCTTTCTGTACGCTTTTTTGATGTCATCAGCAGATGATTCTTTATCAATTCCTAATGTCTCGTAGTGACCCATTATTTAATTGAATGTAACTTCTTTAATTCTTGTGATGAACACGCCAAACTGAAAAATTTTCAGAAGAACCAACATGGACAATTGGCTCATCACGTTTCAAGAGATGCTTGAAACCGGTGAGGTTATCAAGATCGGGATCACTTCAGACGGGCGTCCGATATACAAGCAAAAATAGTGTCATGTATACACTTAGAAGCAAAATACAAAGAAAGAACAAACAACAACATGGAGGCGATTGATGCCCAGCTCGATGCTATTCAGACCAAGCTTCGCAACAATATGCAGTTTTATCTGACGGTCAACACAGATCGTGCATTCTGGGAACGGGAAGGCAAGTTTCGTTACCGGAATGGACGTGAGCTGAATGATTGCATCGCAGATGCATTTCTGCCAGTGTATGATGAGTACGAGGAGATTGTTGATAACATTGTATGTACTCTGCAGAATTGTGCATGGGTGGGCATGAATGTAAGCTACCCTCGAGATCCAGATGCTCACATTGATCGTATTGTTGATAATGTTATGGAAGTGTACATTACCGATGGGTATGCAGAACTGCGCGCTGAAATGCTTTCCAAAATTCTCAATTCTTAAATATGAATAGTTGTCATCAGTGCAGGTTTTATGTACCCGGACGTTATCCAAAAACAGCTTACAGGGGGCGTGGAAAACTGGTCCACGATTTTGCAAAGTGTGGTCCGAGTGGACGTTTTTTCGTCTCCAAGAATGCTCCGCCGCAAAAAAACGACCTACTAAATGATGATGAATAGTTAATTACATGTACATTTGAAGAATGTCTCGTATAATCGGATGGCGCTTAATGTCTTCGTCTGTGAACCGCACCTGCTCAATACCGTTTATGTAATTTGTCTCTAGGCGAAGTAGCAAATCTTTGAGTCCGTTATTTTCAAACCCACGATCATACTGACCCGTATCACCTGTGATGATGAGTTTGGAATCCTTCCCGAGACGTGTCATAACCATACGCATCTGATTGGGTGTAGAGTTTTGCATTTCATCCGCGATGATCCATGCATTGTCAAACGTGCGACCGCGCATATATGCCAACGGACAAATTTCAAACTTTGTCGATGGCGAAAGAGCATCCTTCATTGGACGAACCCACGGTTCCATCTTTTTCGAAAGGTCACCCGGAAGAAATCCGTGTTGCTCGTCAACCGATACTGCAGGACGTGTAAGGATGACATGTCGTGCATGTTTTGCAGCCGCGCGGCATGCCATCATCGTTTTTCCAGTCCCTGCTGGACCGCTTGCAATAATAATTGGAATACGGGGATTCTCCAGCAAAGTCTGATACAGCCGATGAGCCATTTATATAAAAATGCATCTATTTTCTAAGTACAACCTGCCATTCGGCGTCAGTCGCATTGAGCACCCGCAAAATGATTCGTCCCGCCTTTTCAGGATCGAACGTCTCTGAGCAACAAAAAATGTCAAGATAGACGCTGTTATTCTCCGGATAGGTGTGCACCGAAAAATGAGACTCTGACAGGACAAGCACGCCTGTAACCCCAACTGGTTCAAATTGGTGAAAGGCTCGGCTGACGACAGTCAGTTTGCACTCATCAGCAATTTGTTCCATCAATGGTTCGAGTTCATCGATCGTCTCAAGACAAACACCAGTGACGTGTCCGATGAGGTGCTTCATTATTTGTTTTTAAAATGTTTAGTTTTTTTATACCATCATGGATGAGTTTAATATTATCGACGGCGAACTTGCGGTGTCACGAGATGGATCAGTCTTTCACATATTTGAACGTGAAAATTTCAACCGAGCAGCGTACAATTACATGATCAATTGGATTCAGAAAAACAAAAATCCATGTGATAATGTTGATACTGTATGGAAAGATGCTGAAGAAGCATGGGACTCAGTGAGTCCAGAAATACATGGACTGCTGATAACTATTGCAGAGAAGGAACGTCAGCAAAATAAAGACATACACGATGGTCTGTTGGCAACATTACACAGCTATCAAGGTCTCAAACACGTTAAAGATTCATTTGAAACGGCTATTCGTTCATGTCTATGGTAGTTTATTTGTTCCACCCTTTGTTAGCTCCCATTTTCATTATTTGAGCATGTGTGTGCCAACCATAATTACGAGCCAAACTGTTATATGCTTCTGCTTGATGCTTACCCATATTTTTGTGTTTTTTGTACTGATTTTTCAAAGCCTTGTTTGCGTTATTTGCTGCAGTAATTGCACTTCTTGGTACGTACGTACCCAAGTTCTTTATTACACTTTCAGGTGTAGCGTTTGGATTAAAAATATTTCTAGGAAGACCAGCAGACATTTATAACTTACTCAGAAAATAAATCGACTTCGCACTCCACCAGAGTCTCTTCTTCATCCTCGATGACAACCTCACATATCCCCTTTTGACGCATCTCGAGCACCCGATCCCAAAACGCCCCCATGACTGGAAGATACTTTGCAAACCACTCACGATCCCTTGGAACCTCGACAACGACAAACTCTTCTGGGGGTCCCTGCTTGTACTGTAAAAAATCACACACCTCAAGATCCATAATCTCAAGGAGAAGTTGAATCTGTGGAAGATAGTATCCCGGAACTTCAGGTTTAATCTTTCGACTCAACGGACATTTAATCTCGAGGAGTCGACCCGACTCGGTGATGCCATCGGGTGAACCACCGAGAAACTTGTGGACCGGATGTTGCACGAGACCAATCTCATGACTAATCTGTCCGTGACGCATGTCATACAAGTCACGAACCATCGGTTCGAGTCTCGTCCCGTGAGCAGTTGCTTCATTTCCAGCCCACGGACGAGCCGCACCACACTTTTTTGCGAGAAGCCCCTCTGGTTTTTCATACGGATTCAGACCAATTGCTGTCGCAGCATCACTCGCTGTGAGTAAATTACCACGAAGGTTGAGCCATTCTTGACTGCGTTGATCCGCGTATGTTTGTTCGATGAGTTCTTTGGCTCTTGGGTGCATCCTATTTCTTAAATCGCTCCGTCGTCTTAAGCGCAATTTGAGCTGCATTTTGTTCAGCATCCTTTTTGGTCTTTCCAAACCCAGATCCATGTGGAATGCCATCCACCACAACTTCAATATGAAATGTGCCATTGTATTGACCCTTGACTTGGTAGTCCGGCAAAGACACTTTGTTCGCTTGACACCAACGCATGAGTTGATCCTTGTAATTGTCATCAGTCAGGTTCATGTCGACATTTTCAAACGAAGAAAAGACAAACGACTTGGCGTGAATCATCCCAATGTCGAGGTAAATTGCACCAACGAGCGCCTCAAAAACATCCTCAAGGATATTCTCATTGGTGTTCCACCCATTGCGCATACCCTTGTCATCCATGAGAATCCATTTATCAAGCCCAAGCCTCTTTGAAATTTCGCACAGTGTTTTTCCCCTCACCAGTTTTGTGCGCGCCTTTGTCAAAAAGCCCTCTTGCTTCTCTTCATAACGATCAAAGAGAAAACGCGTAATAATAAATCCAAGCACGGAATCACCCATAAATTCCAGCGTCTCGTACGAACCTTCGAGGTTCTTGTACTTTCGGAGTGCTGATTTATGCGTGAATGCGCGACGATAATATTTCAAGTCACTAATTTTTGTACCAACGAGGCTTTCAATCGCAGAGCGATCCAAGGCTGGAGCCTCTACGAGATCTGGTGTTTCTCCTGGCTCCATTAACTACTACGAGTTTTTTGTTTTTAAGTCCGCAACACCTTAAACCCCGCTTACACCAGATCCTGGATACCCCTGGAAAGGTGGAATATACCCAGGTCCTGTACCTGACACTCCTGTGGCGTTCACCGCAGGTTTTTTTGTGTAAAGAAATGCGAGTAAAATTAACAACGCCACAAAAATAAGCAACAGTGTACTCATGTTATATTAAGCTCCGATTTTTTCTTCATACGCCTTTCGAGCCTTGCGCTTTTGGTTCTTGTTACGTGAGTTGATATGCTGACGTGGCAGAGGAAGTTGAACCTTTTCAGGTGACCACGTCCACACAACTCGAGCATTCACGTGACTCAGTGGACTGCGCTCATGCTTTACAAAGTGCCGATTTGTATGTAGAATCCCATTCACTTTGGAACGTGGAAACCCGGTGAGTTGAGACAGACGGTGCGCAGAAACCGGACCACGCTGCTTGACGATGTCATCCATTTGTTATTCTGGTACGCACGTCTCTAATACAAAAAATGGTGAACACCCGCCGTGTTCAGCATTTTTGTGATTTTATTCTGTATTTATCATCTGTTGTTTACGCCTTCTTCACCGTTGGGCGCTTGGCAGCAGGTGCCTCCTTCGTCTCAGGTGCCTCCTTCGCCTTGGGCGTCTTGGGCGTCTTGGGTGCCTCTGCATCCTTCTCCACCTTGATGTAGTGTTTGTTGATATACTTCTGAATGTTCAGGAACGTCACCTGCACATCGGCAGGAGGATCCAGCAGAGACTTCAGAGATGCATCCAGATTGATGTTCTGCCCATTCTTCAGACCCTTCTCAGTAACGTACTCGTTCATCTTCTTAGTCACCTGAGAGCGAGAAATCTGCTCACCAGCAGCCATCTTAAGAAACTTGCGCAACTCCTCGGAAATGTCCAGAGGCTTGTTGAAGCCGTTGGTGGTGGAACGAGCCTTTGCCTTCTCACCGCTAGGGTCCTCAATCAGAGACTTAACCTTGCGTACATCCTTACGTAGAAGCTTAATCTCGTCGATGATAGTCTGCAGGGTAACAGTATCAGCCATTGCTACTTGTTGAGCTCTTCACCCCTTTAAATAGGTTTACCGTCTGTGTACTGAACACAAGCATCAAAAGTATGAGCATCGGCCATGTCAGCATTGGACCGAGAACCATAAAAAGTATCATGTGCCATACCATAAACCCACCGTACACCGGCGTTTCCTTTATAAACGTGTAAGCCCCAGAGTCCTCTACAACTTTCCACAATTCCATGTAACTAGACTCCATTACTACTTCTGCGTGACATTTTTTTGGCTGCCCATGCAGCAAAAATAGCAAGTACAATGGCACCGAGAACAATCAATAATATAATTAACCATATCGGAAATGCGGGTTCTTCCGTTGCTGAAGTGTCGTCTTCGTCTTCGTCTTCGTCTTCGTCTTCGTCTTCGTCTGCTGTCAGACAACATCCAGGGTCACATGGAAATTGAGCATCACCTTCTTGGAAAGCACAAATCATGTTCGGACCAGACTCTGTTCCAGTTGCAGCCGTTATACCTGGAGTGACTTGTGCGAGATACTTACAGCCCTTTCCTTTGTACTGAAGACCACAATACGTCGGACCTGTTGTCGTGTACGTATTTCCAGTTCCACATAATCCGTTCTCCTGTAAGACGTACCCAGTGGGACATATTCTTTTCACGACAGTCGAACTCGTTGACGTGGAGCAATTTGACGAATCATTCGGAATTGGAAAATATCCCGAAGGGCACGTTGCAGGCACAGTTGCAAGTACATTTGAAAGGCACAATCCACTGACGCTGATTGTGGTGCCTGCTGGACATATTTTGAGAACTGTCACAGCTGAACCAGTTGGACGTCTACACCTCGTTTTATCCACTGGTAATTCAACGTAGCCTTCTGGGCAAACACCCAAGCTCATTTCTACTTAGAGCTTAGGTTTGTTTTTTGTGCACAATGGAGTACGGAACCCCGGTAAAGATCCCAGATGGACGTTACTTCCTCAAGGTGACTTCCAAGGGGAATGATCGTGTGTTCCACCAGGTGAATAACATTCCCGTTGACGGTACCATTACGAAAGAGTCACGCCAGGTGACTCTGAAGGTGCCCTCAAAAACTTTGTTTGAAGGTATTGACAACGAGCTTCTCAGTCAGGCGGAGGTGAATAAGCTCGAGTGGTTTGGGAAGGATATTTCTGCTGAGACGATTCGTTCGGCGTACCAGGCGAGTCTGTCTGTTGACGGTGAGCTCACTGCATCACTGGCGGCGATCAAGGGTCAGGTGGTGGCGACGTTTTTCGACGCTCAGAAAAACCCAATTGATGAAATTTCAGGAGCATGCGATTTTCTGTTTGAACTGGCTGGTCTCTGGTTTCTGAAGCGTTCGTTCGGTCCAATCTGGCGCGTAGTACAGGTTCGTCAGCGCGTAGGACCCAAGCCAAAAAAGTATCCAATTGAGTTTCAGTTTACAGACGAGCCAGAGGCGGAGGAGGAGGACGACCCAACAGATTATCTCGACTAAAAAAAAAGTATAGTTCTATTATAACATGGACGGCAAAGGTCTGGCAATTCTGGTTCTTTTGTTTTTGATCGCACTCATGGTTCTGTATCCCCAGAAGCGCAGTGGGTACGAGCCATCAGACAACGAGCCAGTTGGTGCCTCCCCAGTTGATAATAAACCAGCAAGCGACGGTCCCCGTATTATGCAGGGCGGTGGTCACATCTCTGCTCCAGGTGGCACGTTCACATCTGTGGATGAGCCCGCTCCATTTGATATGGGTGGTTCCGGTGTTCGCACAGTCGACATGCCAGTGTACGACAATACCAACGTGGGTCTGATTCCCAAGGAGGTGGTGACGACGGAGGATTTCGGTCAGTTTTCCCCAGACGCAATTCTGTCTGGACAAAACTTCCTGGATCCCCGTGCTCAGATTGGTTTCCCAGAGACGATCGGCGGTAACCTGCGTAACGCAAACCGCGATTTCCGCTCCGAGCCACCCAATCCCCGTGAGGCAGTGAGCATCTTTAACCTGTCCACAATTCCCCCAGACACCATGCGTCCCAAGTTTGAGATTGAGAACAACTACGAGAAGTAAACGGAACAAGTCGCAGAACGACAGACTTAAAAAATAAACAACTCTAAATATCAATAATGGACGAGTTTAAAGCCATTATGACCGAGTGGCTTTCCTTGAAGCATCAGCTTTCTGCTGCACGGAAAGACATGGCTGTATTGAATAAGCGTGAGAAGGAGCTGCGTGCACAGGTTCAGGGACACATGAAAGAGATTAAAGAGACCCAGGATGTTGACACGGTCAAGGTGAATCAGGAGAAGGTTTCCTTGCATACCAAGGAGACGCGCGGCAGTATCACCAAGAATGTAATTCTGACTGGTCTGCGTGCTTATTTCGGTGGTGACGAGACGCGCGTCGAGCAGGTGTTTCAGGCAATTTTGGACTCTGCTCCAGTCAAGGAGCGCAATACAATTACGGTAAAACAGTCTAAGGACTAAACCCGTAAGAAAAGTAAGTACAATGGGGTTTAACAACGAGTATCGCGATGACGCTCTCTTTGATGCCGATGCGTTCGATGAGACGTACGACGAACAGGAGGATCGTGAGCTCGTGCTCGATCCATCAGAGTGGCACGATTGGCACTCCGAGGATGTTCTGAATATGTGGATGTCTCTTCGTCAATACCTCGAGGACAATCACATGTCCAACACACTCATGAACAAGGCAACCTTCCATAACTTTGCCGAGTTTGTCCGAATCTTTTCTCAATAAATAGTATCCATGGATATCACTGGTCCCAAGATTCTGACTCCAACAATTCTGTTTGCTCTGCTGACACCAGGACTGCTCCTGCGCGTGGGTCCAAGCCCAGTCCTGGTGCATGCCCTGGTGCTGTCCCTTGTGTACTACCTGATTGCTCGCTTCGTTCTGAAGGTGTCCCTGCGCCCAGCAGATCTGATTGTGCCAGCCGTGCTGTTTGTGCTGCTGACGCCAGGTGTGCTGCTGACTCTGCCACCAAGCACCAAGGGCATCTGGATGTCTGGACAGTCTACACTCCTGTCTACAGGCGTGCACGCACTGGTGTTTGCACTGGTCTTCTCCTTCCTTCGTAAGAATTTCGCATCTTACTATTAAATGAATGGACAGAAGTATGTGGGTCTTCTCATGAACTCACGAACGCAGTCCCACGCTTTCCATCTGACGACTAAATCATTCGCAGAGCACAAGGCTCTTCAGGCGTACTACGAGGGTATTGTCCCTCTGCTTGACAGCTACGCAGAGGCGTACATGGGAAAATACGGTCGTTTCCGTAAAATTGTCGTGGGTCGTCGCACCATTGCACGTAACCCCAAACTGTACTTTCGCATGCTGCTCACCCGCATTCGTGCCATGCGTCTCCCCAAGGATACCTACCTGAAGAACATTCAGGATGAGATCACAGCCCTCATTCGTTCAACTCTTTATATGTTGAGCCTTAAATAGAGTTTAGACACATAGTTTATACATGAAGTACCTGGCCATCGGTCCAGGTGCAATGACATATTTTGCGTTTCTCGGTGCACTCGGTGCACTTCGAGATTGTCAAGAACTTGACAATCTCGAAGAAATTTCAGGTGCAAGTGCCGGTGGTTTGCTCGCATTCTTTTACATTGTCGCCGAAGGAAACATCAAGACGATCCTTGATTATTCTTTGGAAATTCCAATTCACACCATCATGAAACCAAACCTTCGATTATTCTTGAAGCATTTCGGTCTCGTGAGTCACAAGAAAATTAGGAACGTCATTGTCGACATTATTCGTGTATTTTTCAGTCAAGAAGATTTGACGTTTGAACAACTCCACGCGTTTCGCCCAAACATGCCCACGTTGCACATTAGCGCGTACTGTGTCAACTTGCGACGGACAGAATACTTTTCACGTGAAACGACTCCGAACATGTCAATCATAGATGCGCTGTGTATGACCATCGCAGTTCCATTTTTATTTGCATCAGTGGAACGTGACGAGCATAGGTACATTGACGGTGGAACCATGGAAGAGACACCAGCGTCTGTTTTTGTAGGGAAGAATGATGTGAAGACTATGCGGTCAGTGTGGTTCAACGAAGAACTATGTTACAGTACGACCAATCTGAAATCCTACGTCACAAGTATTCTTTATACAACAATGCATCTACGGCATAAATACACATTTCCTACAATTGACGTGGACATGTCCAAGTTTCAACTGTTTGATTTTGAAATTTCTACAGAGACGAAGTTGAAGCTGTTTTCATTTGGATACCACTCCACTTTGACACGGGCTGTGAAATCATGTACGATTTGCCATCCAGGACTGGATGAGCCAGTGCGAGAACATCACACAGATCAATGACATCACACGGTGCAATGTGCTTTTGGGTATAGTCTCGATTATCTTGTATAAATCGCACAAAATCCTCGAGACGTGCGGAAAACTTCATGTTTGTCCATCCGTTCATAGTCATCCATCGTGTATAGTCCAAGAAAAACTCCGGGCATCGCGTCGTGAGAAGGTGCTGCGTACACACCTTGGAAATTTTCGACCACCCGGGAATTGTCGAGTGATCCGGAAATGCTCGGAGATTTTTAGGAAACAACCTGGTTTTGAAGTGCGTGTCGGTTACATTTAGAATCTCGAGCTCATTGTCCATTGCGTGTGCGAGCCAATTCCCATCCCCCTGTTCCCATACCGTGTGCATAAACTCACACAGTGCATCACGAAATGGAAGAACCTCTGAGGAACCTCCATGAACAATTGTACGTCCAAGCTTTGCTTGTACATTTGGATTTTCACTCACGTAAGGATCGTCGAGCGCTTCGCGTATGAAGATGGTTCGTAATACACCTCGAGTGATGGAACGATTTTTACGAAACTCTGCTTGTACGCCACGTCCGTGCGACACCCACTCCTTCGACTCCTTTACATGCACAGGAACAAAGCTTATAGAATGAATAATCTTTTGAGCCGTCGACTCAAAGTCAGCGACAACGTACTTCATTCTTGTTTTGACCTGGATTGAAATTTTTATCTGCGCCCAAAATAACAATGCTTATTCGTCGCGCATATATGTACCGTCGTACGATTAGTGTTCCAGCGAGCCCGAGCCACAAAGCGTACACTCGTCGTATTTCAGGTGGTACAGTTCGCGTCAAGTCCGCTCTCATCCGCAACCGCGGACTGCCAGGCAGAGGTCCATTCATCCTGCCCGCGTTGACCCCAGGTAAGCTGTACGGTTACTCTGTGTCTGCATCCAACTCAAACCGATACAAGTCTCTGCGAATTGCCATGCACAAAAACTCACCACTCGCAGTTTTCCGTCGTCTCCAGGTACTCGCCAGATATCTGAAGCGTACATCACCACACGCCAAGAATACAGTTCTCAAGAATGCCGCCTGGGTCCGCACTAAATTCTAAACCTTTATAAATGAAGAAGGCTATTCTCATTGCTCTCCTTGCTCTGTTAGTTATTCTATTGTTGACAATGGGTGGTGGTGTCCGCGTCCCAGGTGAGACGACACAAAAGGAGCAGAGAGTTATCCGTGGCATGTCTATTGCCAATGAGATTTCTGTCTAGTCCTTCAGCGCTTCTTTCCAATAAGAATGATAATAATCAACCCAATGACAAGTGCGAGAGTAGCACCCCACACAATCTTTTGATTATCCTTTTCAAACGGCACTGGTGGTGGTAAACTCTCAGGGCGTTCAGGTGTAACCGGTACATGCACTGTGTACACCCGTAGCGTAAATGAATTCGTATCAAGTCCTCTGAAATTGAGAGGAACGCCGTCACGATCCAGCCAACTCACAGTCAGTCTGTCGAGTGAATCCAACCGCGAAGGAAACACAACAGACACGCGATAATCAGTCTCTTCCTTGAATGCTTTGATTCCACCTGATGGTACATCAAGTGGAATGATGGCAAATGAACGCGCCGACGTATTTCCGGTTGTTGTGTACACCCCCTGTGGATTGAGTATCAGTTTTCGAGCATCAGTTGTCAACGGTGTTCGAAACTCTTCAACATCAAGCCATACATAATCATTCATTTCGAGACTTACAATGTTGCTTGACACCACGTAGGCATTTGCAGTTGGGAAAAGCCCGGCGTACACAGGATTCGATGCAATTGGGTTCGATGCAATTGTTCCCAGAGGAATACCAAGAATGTCTGCAATTTCTTGCGTCTGTGTCGTCACCGATGTCAAGTTTCCTGTAAATATGAAACGTCCTTCGGCATCCAGATATGTCATCATTACATTCGAAGCTTGTTCCGAGTTGTTGAATGTATCAACAATTGAACATACCGAATAAAATCCAGGGTTGAATGAAACATTTGAAGTTGCCGAAAAGTTAAGAACGTTTGATCCGTTCGTCAAGTTGTACACGGTGTTTGGTATTTTTGCAGACACGAGGTCGATGCGCTCCACGTTGTGCATAGGTGTTTGAAGAAACAGCGTGTATGAATTTCCGGATGGAAACTGCGTCACGTCCCGCTGTCGCGAGTCGACGTACAAGATTGTCTCCATCTTCTAGTTAAAACGGAGATTAAAAGAAACAATAGAAAAGATGCAGTACTGGATCGACCGAGTTCGCATCCACGAGGGTCCAACTGACGTGACTGTCGTACCTGTAAGTTTTGTAACGGCAAATTTAATTCATCACGACCAACTTAACCGTCTTGTAGCTCCAGAAGATCAGATTGTGGATATAGTTGAGTGTGCCAGTAAAGACTGGGTGTTTGTTCTCAAAGCTGGAGATGTCCTACCCGTACAAATCATTGCATCCATTCAGACGACACTCGAAAACTCCAAGTTTGATGCTATGATGTTTCCAGTGGTTTACCGCGGCTTTCCAGTTTTCGAGAAGCGCTTTTACAAAAAGAATGGCTCTGGTGAGAACGTGCAGCAAGCGAATATGCCTATTTTCAACCTAAACCGTCCACCCGAAGATACATCATGAAGGAACACGTCAAGTCGATTGCAGGGCGAGTATGGCGATCACTCGGTCCTGGATATTCTGAACGCGTCTACCACAATGCCATGGAGGTTGGACTGCGTCAACTGAGCATCCCATACCAAACTGAACGAATCGTTCCAATTGTGTTTGATGACCACGCAATTGGAAACATTCGAGCAGACTTGATTATTGATTCGCGTATTATCGTTGAACTGAAATCGGTCAAAACCCTAAAAGACGAACATCGGGTCCAGACACGCATGTACATGCGTCTTCTCGGACTCTCCGAGGGTGTACTCATCAACTTTCCAAATTCAGGGAACGAACTTGAGGTGGAGGAGATTTAAATTTGGGTTGGGAGTTTCAGCATGTGGCTACATACTCCCATCCAAGGTCAGCGGTAATTTTCTTCCAAATGACATCGTGACGATACAATTTATCTTTGGATTTCAATAGTGGAAAGCACGGCAGGTATTGATCTTCGCCCAGTAATTCACAAAACTTGTACAACACGTAACTGTAACTCAAAAAGTTTTTACGGTTCTCCGGACAATGTTTCTCAAATGGTTTCTGAATTTGACCAAACATGAGTCGAAGTCTGTCTTCCAAGGCTTGAGGCATGGTTGGAGGTCGAACCCCGTTGAGAATCGTTGTGATATAGGGTGCATGTTCATAATATTTATTCATGTGAATCTTCTTCAGCATTTCACGAACCTTGCGATGAGTCAAGTCTGACTTGTCTTTGATACGTTGCTTTTTCACTTCATTTTGCAGTTGTTCAATCAGTTCTTTTGGAACACTTGTCGATTCCTTTGCCTGAAACTGATTCACCCACTCATTGAAATGATTCTCACGCCGATATGAATATACAACGTGACGTTCCATATCCTGTTCCTCCTTGAAACCCACCTCTTGACATTGAACGTAATCTGTCATTCCACATTTTGTACAAATCATATCGCTCGAATTCTCATCGTGTATGTGATCATGTGAACCACATCCTTTACACTTGGGCATGTACCCGGGGTTTTTCTTTTGCATCGGTTTCAGATGAGTCCCTTCAACATTCATCATATATTTTTCATATACATCCTTCTTCTTTCCTTCGGCGCTCTCAAACTCCATCAATAAAGGAATACATTCAGCCATGTAGTTGTACATTTCTTGTTCCGCCCCGGCTTCCCCTTTATGTATTCGTTTTTGAAACTCGGTGAGTCTTTCTTGATAGCGTCCTTCCATGATATTAATTATGTCACTTTCTTTTAGTTAATGGACATTATTCTGAATGTCATCACTGGAATCAGACCGAAAAATTTTCAGGTTCATCAAATGTTTAAACAACAAGGGGATGAACTAATACCGGTTTACAAACTCAAACCAGGAGAACACGGACACGTTGATTACTACTTTGGGGGTAAGTTGTACACGCATCTCGGGACATGGCCTATACGGAACGCAGTGCCAAAGTTCTCCGTCCCAGTGCACACTGCTTTATTTTTTGACAATGAAGGGTCGCAGCCAGTGGTGTGCACGGATGTCGTCAAGCGACATTCGGGTCCTACACAATCACCCGTTTCATTTGACGTCTATGCACCTCGTCCACATTTCAGCATTTCATTCCATGGAGGATTACGCATCTCAATTGGAATCAAGTGGGTCCTCAAAAAAAAGGTGCAAGGAAAACTCCACGTTCAGGATGTACTCGGTCATGTAAGTGTTCACTCCGCCTTGGGTGCCAAGTAAAACTTGAGCTCACCCAGATTTGCCACCGTGTATCGAAACACAATGGGCATGTTTTCTTCATCCGCGTGTTGCAATAGCTGGACACTCGCACAAAGACTCGTCGCCCGTGTAAACATTGTAATGTACTTGAGCGAAAATATATTTCCGAGTGGCTTTTTACTTCCGGGCTCTACACACTCGATGACCGTCTTTTGATTTGCAAACCCACCTTCGCACTCGAGCTCAAGCGCGTGCTCCGTGCGCGTGATCCGAATATCATTCGCCAAGTTATTCATGTCACGCGTGACACGCTGAAAGTCGACGCTCGGAATTGTCGTGAGAATATTCATCTCAATTTCCGGAACGGACAACATGTCATCATTAATGTCAAGCAGCTTAAACTCGAATGACGTTGATGACTTTTTGGCTGCACTCTCGACGTGAATGTGGAGCAAGTAGTTGTCGTCGATACGCATGCTCAGTGTGTCAGTGTTGGTCACAGACTTGAGCAACTTGTATGTGTTTGACACGTTGAGTCCTGCTGTATGTTCTTGCTCGCAGTGATACTCTTCAAAGTTTTCAGCTGGCATCACGAGATGTACCAGCGTCACCCGCGCAGTATCAAGAGTCACAATCGACAGTCCCTCTGGTCGAAAAATGAGATTTACGTCGTTGATGATATCCTTGAGGACTTCAAAAACTGTACGAAATGCACTCGCCTGAATCGTCTTGAAACGAACCATAATAAACTAGAGTGGGTTTGCTTTATTTCATTCCCTTTTGATAGGCATCCATCACTTTTCTGTTCACTCTTTCCTCGAGTTCACGTGTCATCGGAGGCGCCAGAGGTGCATTGAAGTTGTCAATGTCAAAGTAGTCTCCGGCGTCGTTGCCGTCCGTGTCATCCAGACTGGATACGGCGAGCCCCGACTGATCAAACTCTTCTACGCGCTCCTCTGGCTTCATTGACTCGATCCATTTACGGACGTCATTCCCTACGAGCAACTTGCCGTCATTGGTTACGAGTGTGGGTACACGAGTGATTTGTCTGGATGGGACACCGTGGGTTGAAACGTTGTGGACCCGTATGACATGAACGAGAGATGGATTTTCACGAATTTCCTGAAGAACCTGTGCACAATAAGGACACTTGTCACTATAGACCAGGGTGGCCATTACTATTAGTAACTTTTTGTACTCAGGGGGGAGACGCGCCCCTTTTTTCTCGATTACTACTAATATGAAGGACATTGTAGTATTTATCCTGCTGGCAATTTTGGGATTTTTGTTATGGAATCGCGGTATGGTTATGCGAGGGGAAGGATTTACTGATGTCAGTGACAAGGTTTCGGTGAACCCAGCTACGATTCAAACCATCATCAATGCAATTCAGGCTAAAAACCCCGATGTTTACCCAGTCCAAACAATATACATCAACCCGATGGAGGGTGACAAGGGATCCTCAATATTCAACGCGAGAATAATGTTCATCAATACCCGTGGGTACTTTGGTGTCCAGTATGACATCAAGGCTGATGCTGACGGCAACATACTGGAAATGTCAGAGCAGCCCCAGCCTGGTATAGGCGCCGCTGATGTGTTTGAGCCTTTTGGTGGCGGCGACTCGTACACGACGTTTGAGGATACCCAGGTTGCGCTGGACAAACAGTTTGGTGAGCTCAAAACACAGGTTCCAGGGTTTCAGTCCAAATTGGACACGTGGTTGGAGCAGATGCGCCAGTCGACAATGGCAAACGCAGCCACATCTGCGTGGACTGGGGCAGTCTAAAATGTAATTTACTTTTAGGAAATGATATCGGCTCAGGAACTCGCTGATAAAGACAAGAAGAGGCTTGAGGTCCGAAAGACGACGTACAAAGCAATTCTCGAACAGCTCTGTCGCAAAATCAAATCTGCGTCAGAACTTGGAGAACGTTCCGTATTTTTGACAATTCCAATGTTTTTGATAGGATATCCTGCGTATGACATTGAAAAGGCGACAGATTACATTCAGCGTCAGCTTGACCGACTCGGATACAAGGTTATCAAGGTGGCACAGGGCACTTTGGGCGTCAGTTGGGGAGACACAAAGCCAAAAGGTCCAGTGATTATCGATCACTCTGCTGAAGAGACGACGAGGAACATATCATTGCCATCACTGGCAAACCTTCAAAAAACAGCTGCGAAATTGCGTGGAAAGAAATAACTTGAGTAACATCAATGGACTCGACAGCCATCCTTGTCGAGGCGGAACGCAAATTTATGATCAAGCTGTGCAATGCTATGACCCCAGTGATGATTGATTCGTTTTACGAGTTGTACAAAAAGTCTATTGAAATTTCAAAGGGTCGCCAGACATTGATTCGCTATCAAACATTTCTTCAGGAGGTTCAGCACTGGAACAACACCATGGTCAAGCAGCACACTGATACCATCATCAAGTCGTGCTCCATGTTTCCAAACTTGTTGGCGGCAGTGTTTGTCATCTCCGTGAAAATCATGTCCGCGGTGCGTATTTCGTCAGATTCCAAGAAGATTAACATCAAGCTGCCATCGAATGACGTGTTTGTGCATTCATGCTACATCGCAGCCGCAAAGAGTCTGTACGAGGATCCGTATGTTGTTGTTGATAAGATGACTGATCAGGAGCGTCGATCAAAGATGACTTCTCGTTTCAGCGACCTCATAAAGGAGGTGATTGATGATTTCATTCCAGTTCAGCAGATTCTTGACACGTACATTCCCAACTTTACAGGTGAGCTTGACATGTCTGGTGGTATAGCAGAAGACCCAGCCGACCCTGAAATGGCAGAGGATGAGCCCATGCAGGTTGCAACACCCCTTCCAAATACAGAGCCAATGGAGGAGGGAACGCCCGCAGCGCCCGCAGCGCCCGCACCCGAAGGCACGCCAATGGAGGAGGGAACGCCCGCAGCTGAGAACACACCAATGCCAGACGACGTCAAACAAGTTCCTGTGAAGATGCACCACGAGACGTTGTTTGACGACGCTCCTGACAAGTAATTTTCGTAATGTACAGTAGATGGATCATCATTTCCGTGACCCTATGAGCGCAGCTGCAATTGCAGCTGTAGCAACGATCGCCTATGTGTACATTCGTTCGTCAATGAACAATGAAAAGGCGCTCCCAAACTCTGCATATTTTAAACCAGCGTTCCTCGTCGGTCTTCTCGTGTACATTATCGTTCATCAGGGGAATGCTCATCAAGAGACAATAGCGACGACACCATATTAGTTTCTTGATTAAATATAAATGCCAAAAAAGAAATTAAACTTGCGTCGGGTTGTATTAAGTCACGAGGCTATGAAAACTGTAACAGATCCCCCACCCGAAGTTAAGGCTGCGATGCGGAAAGCGGCAAACTATATCTCAGCTGAAATGGTCAAAAACATGGCGGTTATGTCAAACAAAAACGCACCGGCACATAAAAAAGGTCCTGGACCAAAAACCGTAACAATGCAACGCAAGGGGCGTTTCGTTGTGACAGGAACTACTTAAAGTATAGAACGTACATTACTTCAATGGCGACCACGACGAATGCCTTCAATGATATGATGCAGCAGTTTCTCGACGAGCTTGTTCTCACCTTTCCCAATGAGAAGAAGCTGACCAAGTTTCAGAATTCCTTTGCCATTTTGCGCAAGGCGAATGCGAAAAAGCCTCTGAAGGAGTTTATGGAGAATGTAGGTCCTTATGCAAACCATTTGATGCAGAAGGATGAGGAGTTTTTCAAGACGCACGCGTCTGAGGTGCCGTTTCTGGATGACCTGGATATTCCTCGTCTGTGGACCGATGATCTGTCTGAGACGACCAAGAATGCCATCTGGCAGTACCTGCAGACGTTGTACATTCTGGGCACGACAATCTCAGCTCTTCCAGCAGACACTCTGAACATGATCGAGTCTGTGGCTCAGAAGTGCGCATCGCAACTGCAGGACACGGCAACCGCCCCAGATGGTACAATTGACGAGGAGGCGCTGATGAATAGCATGAACGGTCTCATGTCATCACTGCTCAAGGGTGGCAAGGGACCTCTTATTTGAGCCCAACGGACTTGTCCGCAAAAAATCTCCATGTAAAATAGAAGACGATGATTGATCTACGTGATTTAATTGCAAAAGATAAACTTCTCGATTTTTGGCCAACTGCTCGTCAGACGGCTGAAGAAAGAGTCCTTGCAACAACCCGCTTTATATTGTATGCTATAGTGCTCGTATATATTATTCGTCGTGACGCTCGCGTCGTTGCTCTCGGAGTTCTTGTACTTGCTGCTCTTTATGTACTTTACGGTATGAACATGATACCAGACGGTAAACGTGTCGTTATGGCTGGTCCTAAAGCAGTGAGTGGACTGCGCATGCCTACACGCGACAATCCCATGGCAAACTTTATGTTGGGCGACGACCCGAGTTTTAATCAGCAGGCGCCTTGGTATCCAAGCATGAAGAAGGAGGTGCAGCAGGAATGGATGTCCATCCACCCATTCGAACGTAAACGTGATGCAGAGCGTAATTTCTACACGACAGCCGCGTCAACCTGGCCAAACGACCAGGCTGCGTTCACAAATGCAGCATTTGGTAAGCCATTTGCACCAACGTGCCGTGACGATCCTGCATCATGCAATCCAGATGGACCATATGCCCGTGGTCCAGAGCCAATCCAGTTGCGTGGTGGCAATGGTCGTTAAGGTGCGACGCCCGTTGGACTAATAAAAATCTCCATCACAATTAATAATGCCGAGCAGTATACTTCAGCCCGGACTTCTCATGGTTGAAGAGGGTATATATTACGGTCCCAAAAACACAAACTATGAGGTGATGGTGATGACGGATGACGCCCTCCGTTCCCAGACGACATCTCGCAACAACAAGTACTATGCTGACAAGCCATACGACTTTCCAGACTTGTACATTGTCGATCCAGTAAACAAGTTTTTGTCATGGGATCCGACAAGTACGTATTCTATGTATCAGTCAATGTCATACGCTAAGCGCTATCCAACTGATAAGTAGGTCCGTTGGATAAAAAATAAAGAGTAAATAATAGATGGATCCCTTCAGCCTTGCCGCCGTTGTAGGATTGGTTTTCGCCGGAAAGAAAATCAGCGACGCCAAGGAAGATCAGGCTGTGCAGGCAACTATGCCTTCTGCAGTCCCAGCACCAGACCAAGTTTCAAAGTTTGACCTTGTCCAATACAAGTTTGCCCAACAGGATTTCCCCCTTGATCCTCTGAACACGCAGCCAAATTCAGGGCGTGGTTTCTCAGGCGGATTCCGTCTGCCACCCAAGGATGCCATTCCCAGCTTATCTGACACTGTACCAAACGGATCTCGTTTTCCGTTTGGTCAGCCAGTGTACACAACGGATGGAAGCCGTGAGCCAGTGACGAACAAAATGAACAATGTAACGCCCGCAGACAAAGTGTACGTCGGACGTGGTCTCGGTCTCGCGCCAGACGTTCCCGCATCAGGTGGTTTTCAGCAGTTCTTCCGCATCATGCCAAACAACATGAACGAGGAGCGTCTAACCAACCTGCCAGGCACGTGGGGCGGTCCAGCCAACCCAGTCATCAAGAATGGAGGCTCGACTTTTGGTATGATTTCTCATCCTGCAAAGGCGTCAAAGACTGCCACCCACGATCCCATTCAGAGCAGAGGACAAGGACAGGGTGGTGCCATCACGGCACCAGAGGGTCGTCCGGATTTCCAAAGAACACGTCGTACAACGAATCGCCAGGAGACTGGTTTGCGTAAGGATGGTCTCGAAATGGGAGCTGCGCAGTACATGGTGTACGAGGGATACGGATCTGCCTACGACGATCCAATGCGCTGGTCAAATAATCGCATCAATCCTGATCGTGCCGGTAATGGTGGTCGTATGAATGTTCGCGCAGACCCTGTTGGTGCTGTCGGTGCAAATACAACCACGCGCCTCGAGGCTGGTGCTCTCCCGGTTCGTCCCGCCGACGGAACTCGTGGTGGAACTACAGGTTCTCGTTACGTTCGTCCACAGTATGACAGACTTAATGTGTTCAAGGGGCAGACGGATTTCCGTTCAACGACAAATAATCTGGGTCTGGCGTCCAAGGTGCTCAACAACAACCCTTTTGCACATACATTTTCAGCCAAGGCGGAGACTGGCACGCCACTCGTCCAACCCGTGAATTAAGTTTATCACGTAACACTAAAAGATGCAAATTTGGAAGTGGCTTCTTCTCCTCGGTCTTTTGTTTTTGATTACATATCAGCCATCTCGGGGCGGGGGAAACCTAGTAAATTATTTTATTCACGGAAAAGTAGGAGGGAATGAATTCCCCGAGCGAGCAACCATGTCGGGAGAGGCACAAAAGTATAGCGATTCCAGTGACGACGATAAACAATAAGCAGTATATGCTTATTGTTCACGATCGTCGATACCAGGAGTGGACATTTGTCACCGGTGGGTGCAGACGACGTGAGGTGATCAATCCGTTGCGTTGTGCCGTTAGAGAACTCGAAGAAGAGACACGTGGAACCATCAACTTAAAACGTGGTTCGTATTCGTATTTCCAGTTTGCAACCAAGTACAAGGGACCAGGTGACTCAGAAGCGGACATTGAGGATGATGTGACGAGTATATATCATGTATATGTCATTGATCTCCCGATGACTGCACATGAGCACACGTACATCATTCGCCGTTTCAACGAGGAAAAGTCAAAGATGGAAAATCATCAAACATATTTTCGTAAAAACTATGACGAAAACGATGGAGTTGAATTTGATACACTCGAAGGCATCACAGCGCGTGAAAACCTATGGGATATGATACGTACACACGTTATTTCAAACCCAGATTTTCACGCAGCTCTTTCCTCATCCCAACGCGACTCTTTTTATTTTAGGTCGTAATAGTAATGCCTAATAACGCAGCAGCCTTGGAAAAGAAATTGGCTAATTTCTTTGCAAATCAACAAAAACGTGAAATCGCACGAGTTCAACGGGCATTGGTCAATAAAATAAACAAAGCAGTAGGTGTTAAGTATCTTGTCCAAAGCCCAAATGGAACACTTATGTATGCTACACGTACATCAGGCAAGAACAAGAACAACGTTAAAAAAGTATTAAAATATTAAGTGCTGCGATGAATTTCTACTGATAAAATGTTCAAGAGTATAAGAACATGACCAAGTCAAAGCGTATGTTTGCTGAGCTCCTCGTCCAGGCACAGGGTCACGGCGATGCAGAAGAAATTGCAAAAACCATGTCGCTCGTCGATATCATCTACGAAATGAAAAAGGTGGAAGAGGAGGCGAAGAAAAAGGCAGAGCCCGAGCCCGAGCCGGAGAAGAAGGCGGAGCCTTCTTCGACAGAGGCAGAGGAGCCAGAGCCAATTGTCGTCACAAAAATTAAAGACTTTTGGAGTCGTCTGACTCACGATTCTGATTCAGACTAAAATTCTTTGAATAGTGTAATGAAGAATTGTCGTAAAGCCGGACCGAAAAACAAGAGTTGCGTCCGAGCTTCAAACAAAAAGGTGTTCAGCTTGCCTCGAAAGTTTTCAAAAGTTCGTTGTCTCACTGGTCCTATTAAAGGGTTTACAATGCGGGCAAGTTGCGCACCGTATAAAAACAAAAAGCTCTAGGTAACCATGGAGAAATGGCGAACAGACAAGGGTCCAGGAACCCACGTCCTGATGGATGGTGGAATTCTTCAAGTTCCGTTTGAACAACTTGAAGAATTTTACACAGAATGTGTGCACGCAATTCGCACTGGAACAAAACTGTACGTTGTTGAGCAAAAAACGAACGTTTTCAAGTTTTTCGTCGATCTCGATTACAAGGGATCAGAAGCGCTTCCGGATGAATCCATCCTAGAACTCGTCCGTTTGATGCACTCTGTCGTACAAAAAGGACGGTGTTGTATTGCACGCGCAACGCCTCGAAATGTGGACAGTCTCGTAAAAACGGGTGTACATGTTCACTGGCCGGACATTTACGTAACTCGATCGGAAGCACTTGCTTTACGGACGCGAATTCTGCTCGAATTACCTGATGATCCTGAATGGAGTCAACGTATCGACGCGAGTGTCTATGGTGGATCAGGTCTTCGAATGCTCTGGTCACACAAACGAGAAAAGGGCATGGACTCTGATCCGTACGTACCATGGTGTGACCTCGATGGAAATAGATTTGATCCAGTGCCAAATGCAACCACATTGAGTCTGTTTGCACTCAGAACAGACAAAGAGTCCAATGATGCGGTCAATGTTGAAATCACGTGTGCACCTCTCGAGCGGTTCATACGCAAAAATCTCAAGGGGCAAGAACTCGCAAACGTCCGTAGAGTGATGCGAAAGGGTTCAGACCGAATCATCGTTCAGACGGATTCAAAATACTGTGAACGAATCCAAGGCGAACACAAATCAAATCACGTATGGTTTGGTATTACACGTGGTCGAATTTGTCAGCTGTGTCACGACGATGAATGTAAAGAGATTAAGTTTGTAGGTCGTGAACATATTCTTTCTCCAAGTATAGTAGAGGAATTACATAGCAATGTTGCTGTGGATAATTCTACTTTTGTGCCTATTCGTGATCTTGTTCCCGACTTTTGGTGGGAAGAAGAATCGGTTCCTCAGAGAGGTGCATCCTTACTCGGGTCTCGACCCTCAAACGTGGGAACTGCTTCAAAAGCATCTGGAACAGTACGAAAACACAAAAGCAAGTCTGGATCAAAGAGCCGCAGGGCTGTATTCAGCGATTGAGGATGTTCGAAATATAGGACTTTCCATTCGACGAGCAGATGACCACGAACATCAGGAAAGACTTGAAGACATTGCATTTCAGATGGGTGTAGAGGGTGAAACGACGTTGTTTGCTCTTGCACAAAAACAAGGGGTTTACTTCTTTCCAAAGTACTTAAACGATTTACCCCCTGAAAATACAGAGCCTGATGTCAACCGAACAGGCGCATCAATCAACGGGCATTTCCCTGACCCCAGAAGTCACGGGCAGTGAGCCTGTGACGCGTACTCGCTCAGGTCGCACGGTCAAGGCTCCAGTACGTTACACACCTCAGGAGGTGTGCGAGGATGATTACGCAGATGATGATTACGACACGGAAGAGTCTGGCAGCGTTTCGTCTGAGGTATCATATGACACGGAGGATATCTCAAGCGAAAGTGATGCGGATGTTGATGGAAATCTGGAAGGTTTTGTAATTGAAGATAAAACTAGCAGTGACTCTGATAGTAATGGATCGGATGTTCGATCCGTCTCCGATGAGACCGACGTTTCCGGTGACCGAGACGAACGGCGACCCGCAGCAGCACCAGCTCGTGGACGAGGTCGAGGACGAGGACGTCCACCATCAGCAGCACGACGCGCGCTCGTACTATGAACCAAGCCCACGTGTATTTCACGCACAGAATCAACAAATTGATATGCTTGAGAAGGTTTCAAAAGAAACTATAATTCTTATATTTGCTGCATTTTTCATTGGGCTGCTTCTGGGGAAATCACTGACTCCGGTGATTCTGAAGCACTGATTCCAGGCTGGTCACCTAAAAATGGAATTGTAGGTGATGTCAAAGAGGGTATGTATTGACCAGAGTCAGGTGCTAGCGCGGAACCTCCAAAAGTATTCCCATTTACGTCAACTCCTTGAATATTCGTTAAAACTTGATTTTCAGGTACGGGCATGAGATTATTTGTTTCAACTGTGGACATGAGATTACTTGTTTCAGGTACGATCATTTCACGATCTTCGTATGCATACATTCGCGCTGACCCTCCATCAGACTCGTTCGGTACAAAATCACCGTATATAACGTTTGATGAAGGATCACCCTGAATAAAGTTCAAAATAGGATTGCCCGCTTGAATCTGGAAATCGAGACCACCCATGTCTTTATATATCTGTGACTGATTGTCAACACGGACGACATTACTCATCGAGTCTATGTAAGGACTGTTATTTGATGTTTCAGCAGTGTTTCCGATATTTTCTGTATACGGGGATTGTGTGTTTTCGTCACGAGGAGGAGCGTACCCCTCCTTGCGTACACTCAGAATGACAATGATTACTATCAGTACAGCAAGTGCCACCCATACCGACCAGTGAACTCCTTTCATTCTATTCTATAGACACATTTTAACCAAGCAGACCAGGTGCTGCTGAACCTGCACCAACTGGCTCGGGTGCAGGACCAGAGTCAATCGTCACTGGAGGCGCTTTGGCGCGCTCCTCCTCCTGCTGAATGCGACGACGCTCAATCTCCTCTGCGATGCGCTCGTCGGCGAGCTTCACCAGCTCGGGCATGTCCTTGTCTGGAAACTCCTTCTTCAGGTCATCGATGAGCTCGGCGGGGTGAGGAATTGGTGGAACGTCGGGCTTGGAGTAATACTTTGAGTTTTCATCGCCTGGCTCAATGAATGGCGTCGATGAACCCTCGATCGGCTTTGCCATCATGTCACGCTTACGTTTCTCGAACATGGCGGCAGCCTGACGCTGATTGTCACGATACTTGGACATAATCTCCTCAAGCTTCTCATTCTGGTAATGAACGTTGTCAATCTGCAGACGATCTGGGGGGATCAGCAGCCACTTGTACATGTCCACGACGTAAATGTCCACGAGGGCATCCTCCTTTTGCAGACGCTTTGCGTGGCTCTCCGCCTCATCCTTTGTGGCAAAGCACCCGCGAATCTTCATACCCACCTGCTCATTCTTCTGTGGCAGGTCAGGACCGACGATGGAAATCAGTGCAAAAAGCTGTCCTGGGACGGTCAAGTAATCCTGCTCGAGAGAACCCATATAAAACTACTGCACACTAAAGTTTTAAGTAACTATGGATGCTCTTCGTAAATACCACAACAATGTGAAGCGTCAACTCATCACAGCGTGGGTCAAACCAAAGTCGTACGTGCTCGATTGTGGATGTGGTCGAGGCGGTGACCTTCACAAATGGAAGGCAGTGCAGGCTCGTGTCGCTGCTATTGACCCAGATGAAGAGTCGCTCAAAGAAGCGGAAAACCGAGCCTTGGATATAGGAATTGGTGTGTGGTTTCTCGGAAAAGGAGACATCCGTCAAGCGGCATTTGCAGGACCGTTTGACGCAGTCTGTTACAACTTTTCAATTCAGTACATCATCGGTGAACATTTCGATCAGAGCGTCAAAGCCATCAAAGTGGCTGTGAAACAGGGAGGGTACCTGCTCGGCATTGCACCAGAAAAGAGCCTCATCCAACAAACCAAGAGCCCGGATCCTCTCGGAAACATCTTTGAGGTTCACGGAAATCAAGTGCTCATGAAACTCACCGACGGACCATTTTACGCAGACGGACCGAAATACGAACCTTTACTCGAAGGGAACGCTTTTCGGCAAGCGCTCGAGCCAGAGTTTCGATGTGTTTTGTGGTCACCGATTTCACCAGAGCAAACAGGGTTGGTGAGCGACATTTATGTTCAATTTGTTTTTTTACGCCTCTAGTAGTAGATGAACGGGATTATCCAGACGGGGATTCTGTTGACTGCATTTATTATTGCAGTTTCAAACACCCGTCAACAAAATCCCCTTATGTCTGAAATGACTCGACGATATGATATACTGTTGTATCATCTCAGAGAAACTGAACATGTCGATGAAAGATTCAGCCGTCTCAGAAAACGGTGCATTCTCACTGGAATTCACGGGTCTCGTATGAATCGTGGAACTATAGGCTACAACGTAAACAAGGGGTATGAAATTTACATATGTCTGGACGGCGGACTCGAATCTATTGATTCGACAATGAATGTGCTCATCCATGAACTCGCGCATGTCACGGTGGATGAGTACGATCACTCGGAAGCATTCTGGGCATCTTTCAAAGATCTCAAGGAGTTGTGCAAGACACTGGGGATATACAAACCACTTGAAAGTTCCGTCGAATATTGCGGTATCACTATCCGAGATTAATTTTCTCAACTCATGTTAAATGTCTGGTGGTATCGTTCAGCTCGTCGCAACTGGTGCTCAGGACACTTGGTTAACAGGTAAGCCGGAGGTTTCTTTCTACCGCTCCAGCTACAAGCGTTACACGCACTATGCCATGTCCCCCGAACGCCAGCTGATTCAGGGTAATCCATCCGCTGGTAACATCTCCACGATTCGTTTTGAGAAGAAGGGCGATCTGATCAACTACGTGTACCTCACTGCCAAGGATACCACTGGTTCCTTGATTCCAAACATCGACTGGACCAAGGTCATCGACAAGGTGGAGCTTCTGATTGGCGGTCAGATTGTAGACACACAGGACATTACATGGATGACAAAGATTGAGCCAGTGACTGGTGCCCAGAACTTCTCCTCTCGTTTCCTGAACAACAACAGCAGCGGTCCAACGAATGTTACAAATGGTTTCCTGCCTCTGAAGTTTTTCTTCTGCAAGGACTGGAACGTGTCGCTGCCTCTGGTGGCGCTCCAGTATCACGACGTTGAGCTTCGCATCACATGGAGCACCAGCCTGTCTTCTTCTACACTGTCTGTGTTCAACGGAACAACCACAGCAGCCACGGCTTACTCCTCATTCCAGTATGAGGCGTGGACCAACTTTGTCTACCTGGACCAGGCGGAGCGTGAGTACTTTGCCAACACGCCAATGGACATGCTGATCACCCAGGTTAACCGCATCCCCATCGGCACACAGAACATGCAGGAGCTGGCGCTGGCTCACCCCATTAAGTTCCTGGCATTCTCATCCAACAACTACACAACAGCATATGGCACAGCGACACAGATTGCACCCATCAACTACCAGTTCAAGACGCAGATTAACGGTGTGGATGTTGGCGACTCGCGATCCATGTTCCAGTGGATCGATGTTCCCCAGTATTACCACACGCCTTACGGCTACAACCACGCACAGGCAACTGCCAACGTTGCTCTGATTTCATACTGTCTGGATACATCCAAACTGCAGCCAACTGGCACGCTCAACTTTTCTCGCATTGACACCTATCGCATCGTTGCCCCAGCAGGCGTGTCTCTGAGCACGCTCTCCGGTGCCGCAGGAAACTACTTTTACGCAATAAACTACAATGTTCTGCGCATCAAGGATGGAATGGCAGGACAGTTATACTCGAATTAAAAAAATAATATAAAGAATACCACCTACAAATCATACACTCTCCAATGAAAAAGACTGGAACGAACGGCTTGAAGTTCTCAGGGGACGTATCGTCCACTGGATGAGCAATGAGCCTGAACGCGACTTATCATTTGAACATCTCTTTTTTACTTTTTCTGTGGCTTCATAAACTTGGTTACAATATAAAATATAACAGCTGCGATGAATGCCGTTGCGAGCATACCTGTCGCTGACAGGTTACCGGCATCACTCATAAATTTAGGAATCATATCCGCCAATTTGTTCTGAACTGGCTTGGAGAATGCAACTGTCGCAGCAAGTCCTGCGATGACTGCGTTCAACTGCTCATCAGTCAGACCAAATGGGTTTTTTGAAGACGAAGGAGACGTAGTCCCTGAGGTGGCGTTATCCAGACTCAGTGCAGCCACCTTCTGGTTATGCGGATTCTTGTATGGACCACCCATGGACGAAGGAGGACCGTAGTTGTCCAGCTCAGCACTTGGTACAATGTCAGCTATTGATGTCGAGAAATCCATTTCTATTTGAGGAGGTTTTATTTCTGGTTTAAATAACTCACGTTGATCAACTGTGCGTGTCTGGAACTCTGGCTGGAGTTCGGGTGGTGGACCAAAAGAACCCTGCGGCTGCGGCTGCTTTGGTTCTTGCTGAATCAGCTGAGCAATGTCACTCGAACCATCAAAATCCAAGTTTTCGATAACCATGTCTACTGTCTCACATGAAATCTTTTATGAATCGGGGACGCAGCCGAATTGGCTTTGGTTTCATACGCCACGGCTGGTCAAATAAGTAATGCCAAGTGTATTCAAAAACAAACCCAAGTTCTCCATGTGTGTCAGGATGGACCAGGGCATCGTACCACGTCTTCCACGCTTCGAATGGGTACTTTTTAATTTTGTTTTTGGATACAATAAATTGACCACATGCATCAGTTAATAAACTTTGATTCGGGTATCGTTTTATATATGGCTCAAAAAGATACCAATATTTAGCAATTTGTAAATAGTAGCTTGACTTTACATTATATGGCGACGGTTCACTGAGCCAGTACCCATTCAAAGGGATGTAACAATCACCTGTGAGATGAGCACGTTCGATAAGTTCCAACATGTGATGTTTGTATTTTTGATGTTTATTATATTCATGTCCGTGAATAAATGCCATGTAATCTGGAAGATTGTCCCAATGATCAATAATATAACGTATATATGAACTCGATTCATTTCCTCTGTTTGGAATGACAATCGATGGCTCAATTGCTGGGGTTTCAGAGCCTTCGTGATCAATGACAGCAACGTCCCATGTGGCACGTTTTAACCATGTAAGATCTTCTCTAAAATGACTTGATACAATAACCTTTCGTTCTTTTGTCCTTGTCAAAAGAATGAGTACAAAAAATATAATGATACTCAGAAGCAATGTGAGCTTCATCTAAGTGTACTACACCTTTTTAACAGTCACACCTGGACGCCGTGCGCTTGCAGTGGGCGTCCCTGCAGCTGATAAAGGCGTTGCGACGTGCCGAGGATTGTAGTTCTTCTGGTGGTATTGCCACATGGCATCTGATCCAATTCGAAACCCCTTTCGGATTGGAGCCTTGTAATAAAAGACACAATCTTCGATTCTATTGGATTTGCTAGTGTTGTCGAGGACGAGGCACTCGTAGTTTTCCGTGCAGGCGTTCATCACCTGACAAAACATGTCGAACGTCGGAAAGACACCAAAGAACGCCTTGTAAAGACGCTCGCGATTCTGAATCACATTCTCACGGAGGACAAACACATAGTCGACATTTGCACGCAGGTCGGGCGTCAGGTCCATGCAGTACTGCATCGTCAGCAAAAAAAAGATTTTCCAGTGACGACCGTTCATGAAGCACTGCCGGATGCACGTATCCTTCATGAACGCCTTGTCGTACATGCAATCGTCCAAAAGCAAAAATGCACTCGACTTTCCACCCCCAGATACAATTCTACGCTGCCGCTCGAGAACCTTTTCAATCGCATCTCGCTTGTAGTCTCCGTAGATGAACAAGTCTGGAACAAACTGGCGATAGTAGTGATTACCATCCTCCGTACCGGACATGACAATACCCGCTGGAATGTGCTTTTTGTGATACATGATGTCAGTGACGAGCGTCGATTTACCGGTTCCACGCTTTCCGATGAACACGCACACCTTGTCGTCGCCGATCATGTTCGGATCAAACTTTTTCAGTTGTAGATTGGTCATTACTGATAGTACGCTGGTTTTTTTGCGCACCTAATTTTCGCACCTTAAATAAGCTTTTCTAAAATTGCGATACGCTGAGTCATCAGGTCCCGTGGAGTCACATTCGACTCGAGACGACGTCTCAGCATGATAACCTGTGTCATGGCACCTGCATACTCTGCAGGCTTGGTCTTGTCCACCGCTGCTAAGAGCGCTTCTGCATCACTCAGAGCCTTCTGGAGCACAGACTTTTGTGCAGGGTCAACAGCAAACATCATCTGATTGTCAACATCGTCAAGTTCAGGAATAAGAGTATTTAGAGGAAACGCCATATATTACTCTAGAGACTTCATCTTTATGGAACAATCCGCGATTGATATTTTCTTACCCGTGATGGAATCCAGCGTCGTTCTCGCAGCCCACTACGCCAAGGCGTGTGGACGAGACTGTGTCACATCACAGGACATGTGCTACGGAATGATGTATGCTGCTCGAAATATCACTGGAAAACAAATCGGAAGTATGTTCCCCGAGGTTTACGACTCTGAAGACGACTCTGGAGAGGAGGGATCCCAACCCGAGGACGATGAAGAAGTCGAGGCAGCCTGGAGTCGCTATGATGGAACTGACAATGAACATGCAATGAATATGAACGCGTGTGCAGATTCATGGGATGCATGGGAACCCGAAACCCCAGCAGAACGTGCGTTGAAAAACGCAGTCAACAAAGCAAAGGAAGAGTATGTATGAACTTCTCGAGGAGGATGAAGACTCTGACGAGGAAATCATCCCAAAAGTAAAGTACTCGGTGATTCTCCAGAAGGAAGAGTATGAAGATGATGACGATGAAGAGGATCCTTTACCGTTTGTAGACTTGGGTCCAGGATACTATTTTTTTGATGAGGACACTTGATCGAAGGGGGTCAGACCGGCGGTGTCCTCCGGACATCTGATTGTCTCGGAACTTTTTTCTATGCATAAATTAAAAATGTCTGGCATCCTATCTGGCACAGCAGGCGCCCTGATCCCCTCCGTGTCCGCGGGTTTCTTCTTTGCCACTGCGATTGCGTGGATGGACGTGATCCGCTGGGTCATTTCCCAGCTGGTGAATGTCAACAAGAACGGCGGTAACTACTACCTGCTGAGCGCCGTGTTCACCACGCTGCTGTCCATCGTGGTGATGATGACACTGGCTCGTCTCCAGGAGATGAACGGTAAGAAAATGTAAGTATTCCATTAGGGTACTATGGAACCAAAAATCTTCAACATGACAATTCTCGATTGGCTCGCATCTTTTATGGGATCTGGGTTGGTTGGGGCGCTCGTGTTTAAACTCAAGGGAGCCCAGGCGTGGGCTATTTTTCTCCTCGCCTGGATTCTGATTGGTCTTTTTGTAAATAAATTTTTTGGTATCCAAACCCAGCCTGGATACTATTTGGGAATCACGAAAGACCCAAAGTATCCTGAATTAAACAATGGAATTGTCCAATTAACGTAGGTTACGCATCAGTTTTCGAATAGATTCATTAGTGAAACCATTTCTTTTGAGTTCGGCGTTGAGTCTAGCATTTGCAATTTTTGCCTTATTTTCTGCGCTGTGACGCACGGCTGCTGCTTTGGCTGCTTTGGCTGCAGCCTTTCTAACTTTTTCATAATTTAACGGGTGTTCAAGCCAAGCCATTTCCTATGTACCAAGAAAATTTTACACAAACATTGGTTCATTTAAAGTTGTATTGACTCGCTGAGAAAGACTTGTGTTTCTCTTTCTCGCGGTTGCAATTGCATTTGCTTGTCGAGCAAGTTTGTTTCTCGCAATTTTATTTGCAGCAGCTTGTCGAGCAAGTTTGTTTCCATTTGCTCTCGTGCGATTGAGCAGTGCGCGAAGATTGTTACGGGAAAGAGTAGAGTTATGTTTGACCCCTAGCTTATTCAGCTGCCCCTGTAATCTTACGCGCCGTATACGATTTATTTCTCTCCGAAACGCATCCATTTCTATGTATCAAGAAAATTTATGTCATGTGCACGCCTAAACTCAGTTGACACGGAAAAGTCATCCACAAACAATGACGACGACTCTCGCTCGCCCTGGTCTCATGTTCACCGCGTTTCCTCTGCCAACACCCGAAGCGCGTCTTGGTCCTACCATGTCCACGTACCAGTTTGGGTTAGATCTAGAGGGTTTTCCCAAGGCTGGTAATGTGTATGTGATTTGTGACGATGGCTCGATCCAATCTCGTGATCACCCAGATCGCCCAATCGGATGGCAACTCATCGAGACGACAGATGGATGGATGTATCGTGTGACGCAGATGAACCACAAGCCCAAGCCTCTAGCTGTTTCATTTTATGGGTGGGCGGAAGATATTCCCAAGGGTCGCGGTTACATTGGCTCCGTTGTAGTGGCAGCGCGTCAGCAAGCCGAGCCACAAGACGCAGAGGTGATTGAACAGAAGGACCAAGATGAGGAGGTGAGCTCGACGCCGCCGTCTACGCCGTGTCAGTCTCCGAAATGTCCAGGCGCGCCTCGCAAGTCTGACATTGATAAGATTGCATCCATCGACCCGCTCCTGGCGCAATGCGCCGTCATGTTGGGGGATCCAGTCCAGACGGAGGCAATGTCCAAGTTTGCAGAGGGGAAGATGAGCTATGCGGAAATGCGCGGACTTTGCGGTTGAATTTCTTAACATAGTGTAATGGAAGCGGAGCTTGTGTTTACAATTTTATTGTCTATTGTTGCACTCTTTGTCCTTTTCCGCACCGAATCACGCGATTCAGACAAACATATTAGAACTCTTTATAGACAAGCGGCTCGGTTTGCATTTGCATCAGTCCAAGATGAATCGAGTGTCATCAAGACGCTCCATGCCAATTACGCAATGGGTTATCTCTTGGCACTCAAGGATATAACGAATGCAACTGAATTTAAACGCGCAACAGGTGACGACTTGGCGTCATTTGAATACAAAATTACCCGCATACAAGATTTGTCAACTGTGAATCTTGTATCAGAGTGTGAGGAACTCATACCAGACGAAGACCCGATGCTTCTCCGCGCAATGTACATTAAAATTTAAAACTGAATACACATTAATGGAGGCTGTGATTGTGAATGTTCTCAATAGTCAGCTCAAGGCGTACCCACCAAAGAGTCCGATTGACGTGATTCGCACAGCCAAGATGCTCATCCAGGATATGAAGATGGATGTGTCCATCATCAATGTTATCGAAATTGTTGCTCGTGGTCAGGACGGCATCGAGGGCACACCCGACGACATCATCCCACCTGTCATCATGAGAGGGATTCGTGTCCTTTTGAATGAGGATATGATTCAGGACATTGCAAATGAGCTCGGTCAAGTCAAGCTTCCAAAGGAGGGATGTTTCTGCTTCTAGGTGTTCACATATACTATTCGTCGTTGATTAAATGGAATACCATTAAAATTTGTTGTAGCCGCCATCGTGTATGCTCCCATGCGATTCCATGTGAGCACATCACCAACTTTAAGCCCAACGGGCAGTGAAATACTACGCGCGATGATATCCGCGCCGTCACATGTTGATCCAAACAGTGTGACGTTTTCAAGTTCTGCATCTTCATCCACGACGGGTTCGGGCTCGGCGTGATCCATGAGAATGCAATTAAATGCACCGTAGAGTGACTCGTCTATAGTCACGGCACCATCCTTTGTGCCGATGACTGGAGTGTACAGAGTTGCTGTATTCTCTGCGAAAAACCGACCTGGTTCGGCTATAACCTCGTACGCGTCAAGACCCGTTTCTTTGAGTGCGTCGTTGATGCACTCTGCAGCATCTTCAATGTCCATGCTGGATGAAAATCCTCCGCCAATGTCGACGAGTTGGGGATTATATCCATATTCCTTGAGAACGTCAATGGCACGTGCTGATGTGTAAATAGCATCGGCGTATGCACGGGTCGAACGAGCCCCTGATCCTACGTGAAAACTCACACCAGTAATGTCCAGTTTGAGTTCTTTGGCTCGTTCAATAAGGGTGTACCAATCAGACTCGCCTGCTCCGTACTTGTTTCCAAGGGTACATACCGCTGTTGGGTCATCAGCCCGGATTCGCATAATAACCTCCATGTTTGGTGCATAAATGGCCATTTTTTCAAGTTCACACACAGAGTCGAAAGTCGTTCGTGTAACCCCATTCTTAGATGCGTAGAGAATGTCTGCAGGACGTTTACATGGGTTTGCGTAAATCACTTTTTTTGTCTTTACAATTTCAAGTTCTGCTGGGCTTGCACAGTCGAATCCAGCTCCGAGGTCAGCGAGGGTCTGGATGAGGAGTGGGTCCGGATTACACTTGACTGCGTAATACGGTGTCACATTTGGGAAGAGGGACGTCCATTTTTTGTATGCTGCTCGTGCAACTTCAAGATCAATGATGTAATGAGTGTCAATCATCAGAGCCGAGCGCTCCTGTGTGACGTGAACATTTTAGTTCCAGTCAATTGGGTCCCATATCCCGTGAATAGTAATGTCCAATGGGTAAAACGGTTGGATCGACCATTGTCCTGTATGACTGAGAATGTCACACATGATATGAAATGCATAAATCTTTCTGTGTGCTTTCGGGATGAATGCAAGCGCCCACAGTGAGTGTGGCACTTTATAAAAAAGTGCGTACATGTACCAATCCTTCTTTACACGCCACGGTATGTTTCCTGGTGTCAAGAAAAGCATCATGGGCACATCAGGTGCAAGCGACCACAGTGACCATTGACTAAAGTACAAACGTGTCACCAAAATGTGACCAATCCATAACATAAAAGATTGAAGCGTCTGAACATTAAGTAGCAATGGAGCGTGTATTTTTGCTCGATCGTTCTGGGTCTATGCAGTCTTGTGTGGATGATACCATTGGTGGATTCAATGCATTTGTCGAGTCGCAAAAATCGTTCGGGGGTACAATGACGCTGTGTTTGTTTGATCACGAGTTTGAAATCTTGTACGACAAGGTGCCGATTGACCAGGTTGTTCCTTTGACGAATGATACGTACCTCCCTCGTGGAGGGACTGCTCTGCATGATGCCATGGGACAGGTTCTCAAAATGAACCTGTCCGACGACGCGATGGTTATTATTCTCACCGATGGTGAGGAGAATTCGTCCAGGTCGTACACGTCTGCGCACGTCAAGGATCTGGTTGATTCCAAGTCATGGAAGTTTGTCTACCTCGGTGCAAACCAAGATGCCGTATTGACTGCACAGGGTCTAGGTATCAACACATCTATGGATTATGATACAAGTAGGACACCCGAGCTGTTTCGGGCACTGAGCGCTACGGTTACCCGATATTCACAGGATCCTTCGGATGGGCTCAATTTTTAGTCCACCCGTACTTTGCTAGTCCCTCGAGTTTTTCCTCGTACTCACGGAGTTCCCCCTTGCCCGTCACTTCGCCGCGAATCTCTGGACCAGACAGAGTCACTGCATCGATTACAAAATCCTTGAACGCCTCACACGCCAAGGGAACAATGGGTTGAATGAGCTCCCAAATCTGACGCGCAGGCTCTTGAATTTCAGGCTGCGCATGACAATCCATACGCAAACGCAAAAAATGAAGGAGATTGTGTAAATTCTGCTTCCATATAAACTCGGTCATTGTTCCGAGTGGGAGGTGAATGCGCGCCTCTTCACGAGCAACACCTTGTTCGATCAGATTTTCGTAAACGTCGAACGCCTGATCGCACGACGCCTTTTGTTCAAAACGACCAACGCCAATAGCATCACCGGAGCCTTGATGATTGGTCGCTGACTGAGCATGATACTCTTCCGGGACATAAAATTCACTTGGTAAAACCGAATACCGTCCAGAAATTTCATTGACGGATGCAGTGCGATGACGAAGCCACTGACGTGCGACGAAAATAGGAACACGCACGTGAAACTTAAACTCAACCATCTCAAACGGACTCGTGTGTTTGTGACGCATGAGATAACGGATGAGTGCTCGGGTCTCTGACTTTTTCGAAGCACCCGTCACTGAAATTCGAGCCGCGTCGACAATAGCCTGGTCATCACCCATATGATCCAAAAGAGTCACTTGACTCATTTAAAAAACAAGTGTCTTTAATCCTTATAATGTTTGCAATTTGTTCACTTGCACTCGGTGAAGAATATAAAAAGACTGTTAAAGTGTGTACGACGAGTCAGGAAGAGTATGCCAAGCGTCATGGGTACACACGGATCACAGATGAGTCTGTGTACGATCCGAGCCGACCATTTCCGTGGTCAAAGATTCGCATCATTCAAAAGTACCTTTCAGACTACGATTTTCTCGTGTGGATGGATGCTGATGTGCTCGTGACCAACCCAGAGATTCGTATCGAAACATTCATCGACATGATGAAACCTGGTGCATTTTTGTTTCTGGGACACGATCTTCAGAATTTAAACACTGGTGTGTTTGTGATTAGGAACTGTCCGATGGCACACGAGTTTCTCTCGGACGTTTGGAACAAGACGGAGTACCTTCATCACATTTGGTGGGAACAAGCTGCTGTCATCGACTTGTGGAAAAATTCTGAAAAGTATCAACCACACATTGACATTCTTGAACATCGTCATGTGAATATAATGAATGCGTTTCATCATCAGGTTGACCCCAAGGTGCATTGGCTCCCAGGAGATTTTTGCATTCATTTCGCAAGTATCCACGACAAAAAGACACTCGGTGAAATACAAAACTTGTATTCAACACAAGCATCAACTGATCCGAGTGGAGCAGCTCGTATTGAAAAATGTCAAAAAGAACGTTACACAGTCGATGCATTCATGTTTTATAACGAACTCGATGTTCTCGAACTTCGACTCAAGGTTCTCGATCCGTACGTCGACAAGTTTATACTCGTCGAGTCCGATGTGACACACTCTGGTCATCCCAAGGTATTGTATTTCGACCAAAACAAGGAGCGGTTTTCAAAGTGGCTTCCAAAGATTGAACATGTTGTCGCCAAACTGCCACCTGGAGACGACCCATGGGTCCGCGAAAAGTTCCAGCGCGAGTGCATTCTTCAGGGTCTTGAAAATGTAGACGGAAATGCAACCGTCATGATTTCAGATGTTGATGAAATTCCAGACATGACAAAAATCATCAGAACTCATCCCGTGAATAGCATTCACATGTGGATGTTTGAATATTCATTCAAATATCTCTTTACAGGTGAACCATGGTTTGGAACTGTCGTGACCAATTGTGAACTCGTGAAACGCATGGGACCAAATTACTTTCGATCAAATAGGTGGAAGTTTCCACACATTCAATATGCGGGGTGGCACTTGTCCAGTTTCGGAGATGCTGCTCACGTTGTGAATAAACATCTCACATTTGCTCACTGGAAGGATAAGCGTCCGGTTGAAATGACGAAAGAAAACTTTGAAAAGTTTATTCAACAGGGTGTCCACACGGACGGAAGTACGAAACTCGTTCTTCGTCCAGTTAATGTACCTCTCCCTTTGTACGCGAATAAATTTCTCGACTAAAAATAATTAGAAATGCAACCATTCAAAGTGAAGCCGTTCATTGTATGGGTTGCCATTATAGTCATTCTTATTCTTGTAATTTTGGCTTCAGCTCGCAGCAACTACCAGGCACGGGGTTCCATGAAGGAGGTTGTGTACGACAAGCCAACCACCGTAAATGTCGAACCACCGATGGCACAGCTGGCTCCTTCGCCAACAGTCACCCCATTGACACAAATCCCAGATGATACATACACACCAATTACATACGTCCCACCAAATCTGTTTCCAGAACCAGCAGACAAGATGAAAGAGTACGATCACGTGAATCTGACGCTTCAGCCTCTGGATTCAATCGGTCAAAAGGCGGTTCGTATGATCTCATTGGATGAGGCTGACGAGTCCATGTACCCAGCAACACTCGATGAGATATTCAAGGCGTCCGAGGGATCAGGGTTTATGCAGGCATCTGTGGATACGCTCTATGATGTCATGGCTCTAAAGCCTCCTCGCCTCATGACGGATGAGGTCAACTGAAAACTTTCAGTTGCGCCTAGAGAATTTGAAATACTACTAAGTAATGGTCAAGGTGGTGATTGACGGAAATATAGGTTCTGGGAAGACGACGCAGTTGAATCTCCTTGAACAAAAGGGATGGGCGGTCAAGCGTGAACCCATCGAGCAATGGCCTCTCGAGTTGTTTTACAAAGACAAGTCCAGATGGGCACTTTTACTTCAGCTTGCAATTCTTCAAACGCTTCAGCCTGTAAAGACGAAAGGTGCCGTTGTCTACGAACGGTGCCTCCTCAGCACACGGCATGTATTCTGGGAGTATCTTCTCCAGAAGAAGCTCGTTCTACCAGAAGAGGATGCGGTCCATTCCATGATTTATGAAAAGGAGGTGTGGTACCCTGACGTGTACATCTTTCTGTCCAAGGAGCCTGAAAAGGCGCTCGAGCACATCAAGAAGCGCAAGCAGTCAGGCGACTCGGGTGTTAGCCTCGATTATCTCAGGGAGCTCGACAAGCTTTACAAGAAGATGATCATGAATGTACCTTGCAAAGTTCACGTGATTAACGCTCATCAGGAGCCGGAGGAGATTCACCAGCAGATTTTGTCTCTACTCAAATTAGATGGCGTGCACGTCATTGACTCTGGACGGTCACAAGTGCAAGAGACCGGCTCTCATCAACGGCAAATGCTGTGTACACCATTCACAAACATGTGCCGTCTGTCTTGATCCAGTCCCAAGTCTCAACTCGGCTGCAGCAAAACGTCTTTCTTGTACTCACGCATTTCACACCAAGTGTATCATGACATGGTTTGAAACGAATGATGAGTGCCCTGTATGTCGCACAGAACAGGACAACGATCCTTTAATTATTTTTAAACATCACGTCGAGGATAACATTCGTGTCAAGTATCGTGATGCCATAAAGTCGCTCGAACATCAGGTGAACACTTTGCGTGCTAGACAACCGAGAGAATTACCTTTGTAAAAAGTATGCAGAGGTGCCAAGCGACAACCCAAAAAGGGGTTCAATGTCGACGGGGATCCGCTCCTGGGTGCACAACATGTGCACAGCACAGGGGCGACTCGTGTCCAGTCTGTCTATTGAACATGACAGATGAGACGTCTCGTACTCTTGGCTGTGGACATGCTTTCCATAACCGCTGCCTCGAACGCTGGAAACGCACTTCAAACACATGTCCCATGTGCAGGGCTCCGTTTGATCAACCACAGTACAGAGTGAGCATTTCTGTACAACATCTTGCATCAAACACGATGACTCGTGACTCATATATCACGAGCAACATCGGTCAAATGTTTTCGACGTTTGGGATTCCTCCACTCCAACCACGATTCATCACTGATATATTTTTCGATATAGGATTTGATGAATTTATTGATGAAGTGTTTCATGAAATTGGAGTTAGAATACCGACATCGTTGGAACGCGAGTTCCATGTTTCTGGGACCGAGCAAATGCCGCCCGCCCAGCCCCCGGCTTGACACAGTATGCAGCACAAAACTTTGAATAATTCAAACCAGGGTAGCTGCGATTTGCAGTGAGAGGATTTCTGATTGTTTTTCCAGACGCATCCACCAACACGGGACCCGTTGCGAATCCCTGTTTGTGGCTCCACAACTTGACGGGAAACTGAATCACTCTCCCTGGCATGATACTTCCAGTGCCACTACGAGTCATTGCATTCAGAACAGGCAGATTGTGATTCGTGTTGCTGATACGACCGTTTGATGCGCTTCTTGGCTTGGTTCCTTTGGCAATTGCAGAGCGAATCACAGTTGGAGTCACGCGAAAAAATTTGGCAAGACCCGTCACAGTGTCACCAGCCCGTGTTCTGTATCGAACAGCATCCGTCTGGCGGTACCAGTGGAAATCCCCGCCATTGGGTGATACAAAGTTCATCACTTTGTAATATCCAGGCGGGCACGGCTCGTTTGCAGTTTTGCACTTGAACGCGAGTCCTTTATAATCCTCGAGGACGCGCTTTGCGATGCCGTCACACGTGCGGAATGTGAGACCCCATGCTTTGTTATTTGCCATGTTTCCAGGGACATTCTTGTTTATTGACTTTTCGTTGTTCAGACCGAATGCGTAATCGTAACAGTTATCGTGGTGACGACCCCTTGACCCCCATGGATCCCATTTGAACAGCGTGGAATTACGCAGAGCGGCTGAGTTCACAGGCGAAGCCTTCTTCGGTGCACAAGTCCCTTTCGTCGACGCACAGGCTGAACAGCAAGGCGTCGACGAAGATTTCGTCGACGAAGATTTTGTCGCCGTCATCTTATTTTCTCTGCACAAATTAAAATGCTCGCAGTTATCGGTTCCCGCAATACTCAGGACCTGCTGTATAACATGACCATCTTCGTTCTGTACGTGATTATTCTCACGTTCATCCTTCGTTTCCTGTGGAACGGCACGATGGTGAAGCACATTACTGTCCTTCGTCCAGTGGACACTCTGCTGCAGACGTTCCTGCTGGCATTGGGCATTTCCCTGTTCCGGTTGTAGGGAGTCTTCGAAGTTCGAAGACTTTTAAACTGTGTACTCAGTAAGAATGCCAGTCAATCCGTTTGACGGGCGTGTAGATAAACAGAGTGAAATTCTTACAGTATCAGCAACATCAATACTTCTCGCTGGAACCGGTATAATGACTGCCGTCTTTTTGGATAAACAGTTTGCGGCATTATCGCGTCGTTATCCTCGGGTGGCAGTACCTATTGCATACGCACAAATATTGGTGTGTGGGTTTTTCCTCGCATTTTTGTACCTCTTGGGTCCAACGAGCGTGGTACTTCATTTCCAGCGTTCACTTCCAGGTCTCATATTCCCTGGAATGTTTTACAACGTGCAGAGCAACATCTTTGATACATTCCAGGCAATGCGTTTGCCTACCATTTAACCGTGCGAAGCAACTGAACTGCGACGGCGAACTTCCACATGCGGTGGAAGGTTTTAAAATAATTTGTCTTTCAACAGTATAATGGGTACTTCTTACATCATTCCTGACCCTGTCCCCGAGGTTCCAGCTGCCGTTCCCGAGCCAGAGCCCGAGGTTCCAGCTGCCGTTCCCGAGCCAGAGCCCGAGGTTCCCGAGCCCGAGGTTCCAGCTGCCGTTCCCGAGCCAGAGCCCGAGCCCGAGCCCGAGGTTGATGACGAGGAGGATGTTCCAGTATCTCGTTCAGCAGCTCTGATTGAGGAGTCTCTGAATGCCCAGTACTCGGTCTCAAAATCGATTTAAGTTGTTTCCGACATTCTCCAGGAACATACCAGCACCGAGACCGAGTCCGAGCACTACACCGACACCCATGACAAGATAGGCGCTGGTGAGGCTTTTACCCTCCTTACGAGCATTGGACAACATGTTCATGCCGATAACTAGAAAAATCAAACCAATTGCGAGAAACAAAATTTGTGCCGTCATAACCCCGGCACCAATTTTGAAAGCATTTGCAAACAGACCCATTTTAATTTTATGTACGAAAAAAAGTCTCCCCGCGGACAAGGGGTCGCGAAGCGAGCCCTTGGACTACTAGATCTCCTGGTATCCCACCTTGATTTCACCGTTGACGACGAGAGTTGGGAACCCTGATACAAAGTTGGGGCACTGTCCCTGAGCACAATCAACGAATGTGTAATCCATGTTCTTCTCCTTCAGGTAGTCCTTCTGCTTGGTGCACCAAGGGCACGAATCAGAGCCATACATGGTGATGCCTTCGCCCTGTGGTGGCTTGTCCATGGATGGGGCTGCTGGCAGACTGCCAGTGTCTGGAGCACCTGGATCAGCGACGTACGAGCTCTTGGTGCTCAGCCACCACTTGTACACGTAAAAGGCGAGCACGCCAATGATAACAGCGAATGCGACACGCATAATAATAGAATCACGATCCATCCGTGAGGTATCTACTGTACGCTCGGAAAAAAGAAACCGAGAAGATGGCGCAGATCAGATGAATGCTGGCCCTTCGTTTTTAGGACTTTTTTTGATCGCCTCTGAAAATTCTTGTGCTTCTTTTGCAGTCACTAAACCTTTAGTAACTTTGTAAAGACCTCTCATTAACTTGTTTGTTACTCGACGTACTGTATCTTTAAGAAACCTGTTCCTGTTCCCGTGCGTTCTGAACATATTTCGCAGTCTGTTCATCCTGGATCTGTTTTGCGGTGGGTTGTGTATCGGGCCGCAAATTCACTGTAAGGTTAGAACATAGTCGCGGAACTATGAAGGTCTAACGAATCAACCATTGACTCACAGTCGGTGAAAAATCAACCAGTTTTAACCATCTCGGTCCTGTGAGTTGACCAGTTCGCAGAGACAATTTACCAACCATACCAACAGGTGACCACTCTTTACGTTCCATTCGAGGAGTATACACTACACCAGGGTCGTAGTTCGGATTGAGTACGTAGCGCTCTTGTACAATCACGGTCTTGTTTTCAGGGACGATAACACCTTCAGGTATCTTGTCGAAATCGTAACTTATCTCCTTCCCATCGTCGTCTGTCCATTTCCACACATCATATTCCTCCATGAGATATCTGTTAAAATCATCCTTGATATATTTGTCGGCCCATCTATTCCATGCTGTATCGGCACAAACTGCCGGTCGTCCAGATATTACTCCGATCAGCAAATCCGGTGAATCCGTCGACTCGGATTTTCTGATTTTATTGCCGGACGAAAGGATCACAGAATACCCGGCACGATCCTCGCTATCCGGATTGCCATCTTCCCATTCAAACATTTCGGCGTAATCTGCCGGTGATGTATATGACCCGTCAGCCGTAACGTTTCCGTTCCCGTAAACAATAAACTCTGCATCGAGTGCTCCGCCGCTTCCAGGTGAATACCCTGAATTAAACTGACAGAAACGATAGTTACCACTTGCAGCCTGTAGGACGTTTATTCCGAACGGGGTAGCACCCACCCCTATTGTAGTACTGAATGACGAGTCATTGATATTGACATTCAGTGTCACTCCGGTATCATTTCGACCGCCCGCCACCGATGTACCTTCGACTGATAATTTGGTAGAAGGATTCGTCGTCCCGATTCCGAGTCGAGCGTTCGTCTGGTCCCAATGCGAATCTGTAGCAGCCGCAGCGACACCGGAGGATGAAAGGTATACGAGATCACCTGCATTACCTGCTGGCGCTGGTCCGGTTGCTCCTGTGACGCCCGTTGCACCTCTTGCTCCAGTGACGCCAGTGACGCCCGTTGCACCTCTTGCTCCAGTGACGCCAGTGACGCCAGTGACGCCCGTTGCACCTCTTGCTCCAGTGACGCCTGTTGCACCCGTCGGTCCAGTTGGTCCGGTTGCTCCTGTGACGCCTGTTGCACCCGTCGGTCCAGTTGGTCCGGTTGCTCCTGTGACGCCTGTTGCACCCGTCGGTCCAGTTGGTCCAGTTGCTCCTGTGACGCCTGTTGCACCCGTCGGTCCAGTTGGTCCGGTTGCTCCTGTGACGCCTGTTGCACCCGTCGGTCCAGTTGGTCCAGTTGCTCCAGTGACGCCAGTGACGCCAGTGACGCCAGTGACGCCCGTTGCACCCGTTGCACCCGTCGGTCCGGTTGCTCCTGTGACACCTGTTGCACCCGTCGGTCCGGTTGCTCCTGTGACGCCCGTGACACCCGTTGCACCCGTCGGTCCGGTTGGTCCGGTTGCTCCTGTGGCACCCGTCGGTCCGGTTGGTCCGGTTGCTCCTGTGGCACCCGTCGGTCCGGTTGCTCCTGTGACGCCCGTTGCTCCGGTTGCTCCGGTTGCTCCGGTTGCTCCTGTGACGCCCGTTGCTCCTGTATTTTTTTTTACACATTCAGATCCTGTGTTCTTAATCGTGTACATCTTCTACTCTTTTACGACGATAATTTATAAACAAAAGGATATCCGTCTAAACAAATATCAGCCTTATTTTTATCATTTGGTTGATCAATCAAACTTGGAATTAGATCATTACTCAAAGTATCACTTTCTTTTAGTACATAAGTACACTCAAAAACTGCTGGAATGTTTGTTCCACAAACTGTAATCATTGGTGAATAATTATTACCATGGAAATGAACTATTTGATGAGTACGTGAAAGTTTGTAAAGACATGTCCAATCAATCGGTGAATGAAACTCAATGACCATTTGTTTTATTTTCTTCATGTCATCTTCAGACATTGATTTTATCCATTCATATTCTCCTCCTTCAATATCCATTTTAATGAATATGTTTGAATATGTATCGAAACGATCTTTCAAGTTATTGTTAGTATTTATATTATTGTGTATAATTTGAACCGTTGATGAAGACGGTACAGTGGCTTGTCCATCGTATGCAAAACACGGAACATTATACAACTTTAGAAACTCTGATTCAAAAGAAATGTCGTCAGCCACACCACCCGACAAAAGCACATCATACTTACAAGGAATATCTACAATTACATATCCACCATCGTTATCTTTGCCTATTCTCTTTTTAGGGTACACTGTCTGAAACACTTCGAGTGTCTTGAGTTTCGGAATAAACAAAATTTCACAAAAACCAGAAATTTCCCCTTCGTATATGAAACGTTCAAATATAGAATCAAACCTATGAACGTTTTGATCTTTCCACCATGGTATATGAAAACTCATATGCACAGGGACACCAAATGAAAAAACCTCTTCGAATATATTCTCTTCGTGACCTTCTATGTCGCATTTTATAAAACATACATCATTGAAACCCTGAATAATGTGTTTTAAGGTAATTGTTTTGGTCGTACTGTCAAACAAAGTTGTTGTTTCATCTTTGATATAATTTACAGTAGTTCCTGTATTTACGTTAAATCCAGAAGAAAGCTCTTCTCGTGGACCAATCGTAACGAGACGTTCAGAGTTACTTACTGGATGTGGTATGACTGTTATATTGTCAATGTCATTGATCCGTATATTCTTTCGAAGACGCTCAATTGAAACTGGATCACATTCAACTGATACAACGTGTTTAAATTGACGCGCAAGCCATAAACTTGTTGTTCCTATCCATGCACCTAAATCAACAGCCGTTTTGTTTTTGTCCGTGACTTTTTCAAAAGCTTCGAACGTATCTTTTTCCCAATCTTGATAATTACTCAAAAAATATCTCAAATATCTGTTTTGGCGCTCACATTCAAATTTAATAGGAACTCCGTTTTTCATAGTCTCGCATATAAACGTAGGATTTTCATACTCTGTCTTTTTTGGACTAAATCCCTTTTCGAGCCACGAAAGTTGTCTTCTATTTTTGTTGACGTGATAAAACCCTTTTCCGACATACACATCAATGATTGATAAAAAGTATTCTTCATACATGGATGCAATTTTATCGAATGAATAATTTGCTCGTGCCCATGAATAACAATCCCCTGGGTTAATCGTGTCTATGTTCTGAATAGCCCATGTGATATGATCAACATTTCGACATCTAAACCCAGTGACACCGTGAATTATATTCTCACTCGGTGCTCCCCAATCAAATGAAATGACAGGAGTTCCAGACATGAGACTCTCAGCCATGACACACCCAAACGGTTCCATGTATAATGTCAAAAATAAGGTGGCCTTTGCACCTGCCAGTAGTTTTTTGCGCTTTTTCAAGTCTGCACAACCAACGTATTCTACATGCGAAGGCCATTCTCTAAATTGACCACCAGGTCCAGACACTATAAGCTTTTTTCCAGTACTCTCCGTCGCCTGTATAGCCAATTCAATACCTTTATCAAAATTAAGTCGACCGATAAATAAGAAATAGTCGTCTTTTTTTATTCTAGGTTCAAAATCATCAACATCAACTGAACATGGTATAACAACATGATACGCGGGCATGTGCTCATTAACATCTGTGACGTGAGAATGTAAAAGAGCATACGAAGTATACACTCGGAAATCGGCAAAACATTCCTTGTATCCTATGGATGGTTCAACGACAACAATATATTGATCGTTTTTAAAGTGATCTGCAATTGATTTATGTCCAATACCCCAAAAACACAGTAAAAAATCCCCTACAATACGCCGTTTCTGAATCTCTTGCGCAACAAGAATATTGAATTCATCATCAGGTCCAAACTGCGCCAATGCAGTTGTGTGATCATAGCTTTGCCGGCGCGCAATAGGTATATTTTCAGTACATTCAACCTTAGAAAGTGGGTCACCATAGTGAAACACGTGGTGTCCGCGCCGAGTCATCATTGCACAAAAATTGACAATTTGTTGTGTGAAGGCACACACAGTGTTTTCTTTGGACGTGATATTATAGTGTATACCAGGTACATGGAACCTCATAATAAACCTTTAGATTTTCGTTTTTAAGCTATACAACTTTCGAATCCCAAACCATTCATTAATTTTATGAAACTCAAATACGTGTTGAAAACGCGTCTGAACATGCAAGAATATAGCTTGTTCATCATCTGCAAATCCGGCGTGATAAAATGTATCAAGTGAACGTCGATACTGTATTTCTATCCAATCAGTAAGTTCCCGTGGTACTATGAACAACCCACCTTGAATAAAGTTTGAACCAGATTGACAGATGTCCTTTGGAGAACTAAAAAACGGAAGACTATCAAAAAGTGCAAAATGGATTCGTTTTCCTAAAAGCGGCGCTAAAAGCCATTGATTGGGGATGTCATCTTCTGAACGAAAATAACCAAAGTCTATCCATATGTAATGCGTGTATTCTGGAAACATACGTGCAGCTCGAGCAACAAAATTCACTTTAGTATGAGTCACTGACGTATACTCTGGTCGACAGTGTTCTGGATAGTGTATTCTATCAGCCATGAGTTTCTTGTATGTTTCACTCTCCATACATTCACGGTCTCGATCGATGAGAGAAAAGAAGGTTTTATGTTCTTCAAATGGAAGAGCTCCTTCGATTTCATCTGAAAAACACACAAGGGGTTTTACGGCTTTTTTAAGGTGTTCGTACCATGAAAAGTATTCCTCAGCAGGTCGTCCCCACGTGTCGCGCCGAATATTCTTAAAAGCCGTCACAAACAAAACCTTCTTTTCGAAGAATCGTTCATGCAAATACACATTATCAGTTGGAATATATGTAAAATGTGGTATATCCCCAGATGGAGACGTTGCGATACAATCAACTCCAGACAAGTCTTTCTCAATAAGATGCTCACACGAGGGTGTTTTCAAATAGTTGATATGTCCAGTGATTTTTACAAGGTCTTCGATAGCAATTGTCATTGCACCATCTATAACCTGTCCAGACGTTTGACCAAGCCGTACCGGGAACCCTCCGTGTAAAGAATACGTTTTTTCAAATGGATACTCTTCTGCGTCAAGAGTGACACATACTTTCTTATCGATACAATCAGGTATCATCATATAGAATCATCTAACATAATCTTAAACCCCTTTTCACGAAGATGTCTATACGCTCTATTGAATTTCTCGGTAGCGTTTAGGGAGGTTGCGTTTTGGTCTGTACCGTACGTCCATGCTTTTTCAGGAATGCTTCCAAACATTTCAATGTCGTCGGACGGGTGTGGTGGAACATATGTACCGATGTTAGCTTTTTGAAGTGCATATGATAACGACATGTCTTCACCGCAATTTGGCATGATTGAATAGTTTGGTGTCACTGACCATAAATGATGAAGCCATTCAGTCTTGAAGAACCAAGAATGACCAACCGTGTCAATCTGATGAATTTCGTTACTTGGTGAATCCCATCCATATCGTCGTGTAAATGTATATTCGTTTCCGCTACTAAACCTCCAACCAATTGCTCCAACAAGCCCGTTTACTTCACGTATAGTATCATAACAGTTTTGAAACCATTTTTTACCTGGCATTGTGTCATCATCAATTACACATACATACTTTGTAGTTGCAAGTTGAGCAATCCCAAACCGACCCCATACACCAAAATTTTCTTTTGTGTGAATAACAGCCACGTCATCTGGAATGTTGTCTGGAACATCACATCCTGATATCCATACAATTATTTTTACAGGTGCAACGGTTTGTGTTCGAATGGCTTGTATCTGTTCTTGAATTAAATGAGGACGACGATACACACTGAGAATACATGTAATATCAGGTGTTTTTTGTGAGTGACCGTGTGTATGTGAACATATGATCTTCGTATGTTCATGATCTGGTATACCATTATAAGGACGAATATATGGATGTTCTTTAACCAATGAATCTAGAGTTGACCCAATATCTATATACTGTCCATTTGGTTTAATTTTAAAAATACGCTGAATCATTATTTTTGCCAAGGGACCCATTGAAAACAAAAATACACCTTCGCGTTGAATAATCCATCGCTCAATGTCTACGAGTTGCTCCTCTGTCCAGTGTTCGACTAACTTCTCGTGTATAAAATATCGATCCGTTACAAGTGAACATTCCTTTGTCCCAGACCCAATATAATACAACGGACGTTTTATGCGGTGAAGATGTCTAATGGTTGCTTTAAAATTTTTATTACAAAAGATACACGAGTATGTAACCTTTTTGAAGTTGTATTTTTTCATACAATACTGAGCCATATCAGGGGAACACCCGGGACACGGTAAACCGACATATATATCAGGGTCAAGTTGACAGAGAGACTGATGAAGAGCAGACGTTATTTTTTCATTTGACGACCACTGATCTATGTTTATAAATTTCTCACCACGTAATATCATAATTTCACCATCTCCTAAACGAATTATAGATAATGGTTCATTGTTATACACCTTGTCAAAAATCATATGAAGATGATCATTTGAATCTCCTTCAACATCGATACGTACGGTGGTTTGTGTCGACGATGGGTACACTTTATTCAACCAGTCAAGTTGAGTTCGTTCGTTGTCAATAAGAGTCCATCCAGATTTGTACCATACATTGTGTATCATATTGAAATATTCTTCGTACATACATGCAATTCTCTCAATTGAATAGTTTTTTTCAGCCCATTCACGGCATGCTTTTGGGTTGATTGAGTTTATGTTACGGGCAGCCCATGCGATGTGATCCATCGTCCTACACCGGAAACCAGTTGTCCCGTGAAGAACAGTTTCACTAAAAGCACCCCAGTCAGTTGTAATAACAGGGGTTCCGGAAAACATACTTTCAACAGCAGCCCCACCAAAAGGCTCAGCAAACATCGAAAGAAGAAAAAACCCCTTGGCGTTCTTCATAAGCGTTTTTCTCTTCTCTGTATCTACATACCCGACATATTCAACATGTGGTGGCCACTGCGTCAGGTTTAGGTTTTCAGGTCCGCCTTGTCCCCCTATAACAAGGCGAGCTCCAATTTGACGAGTAACATCAATAGCAATATCAACTCCTTTCCCGTGACCTATCCGCCCTACAAATAAAAAATAATCCTGTTTATTTTCTTTGTATTCAAAATCACCTGGCTCAAAATAATTTGGAATGACGACATGATACCAATTAATATTACCAGCTGTAATAACATGTTCGACGCCTAAATGTGCATGCAGAATCGCGTATGACTCGTATACGCGAAATGGTGCAAATGATTCTGCGTATCCAATTCCAGGCTCAACTACTATCAAGTCTTTGTGTGCGTCACATATAGTTTTGTGCCCTACACCCCACCATGCAAGTAAAAAATCTCCATGACGTTTTCGTTCTTGAATTTCGCTAATGCAGCGTTCGTTAAAAATTTTACACACTTCGTTATCAATACTATACCGAAATGGTTCTTTACGCCAATCATAATCACCGTACACGTTATTATATTCTTCTCGTGAAATGACAGTCACGTGCTCTGTACATTCTACTCTTGAATCTTGATGTCCATAATGAAAAAGTGTGTGACCTCTTTTTGACATCATTGCACAAAACTTGAGAACTTTTTGTGTAAATGCACACGCTACATAATCCTTGTGTGTTACTGTGTGAGGTACAGCAAGGACATGAAATCTCATATGAATATAAAAGAATTGTTATCTTTATAAATGGACTACGCCTTCCACAGTGAAAGAATCAACTGAGCCTTGGTCTTCCCCGAGTGCGTCAGCCCATACTTCTTTGCCAGATTCACAAGCTGGTCACGTTTGAGCCCCTCAAGGAGACGTGCACCAGTTCTCACGCGCCCATTTGGACCCTTTGTGAGCTTGAGGTTTGTACGGCGAGCCACCACCTTGTTGGTCCATCTCTTTGCCCACGCACGAGCCTCCGTCTTGGCATTTGCCATGGGGTACCCCTTGTTCTCCAAAACCTTGCGTAGGTTACGAGTTGTGATTAACGACACATTCTTACCCGACGTGTACGAGTTCAAAATGTTCTTTGCTGGCTTTGCAGGCGTCTTGAAAAACTTGTTCAGATTGTAATTGGGAGACTTTTTGAGCATTTTAAGGTAGGCGGTTGCGTTCGTCTTTTTAGTGGCGGTTGCGTCACCCTTGATCTTTGTAAACTGCATCACAGCGGGCTTTTTCACAACGGGCTTCTTTGTCGCCAAGTACGCCTGCTTTGACTTTGGTGACAATTTCACAAAGTTTGCCGCCGAAAGTGGCGCTTTGGACACCGAGACTCCGGGTAGGTTTGCCAGTGCAGCGCTTGCAATGTTTGCAGCGTCGACACCATTCTTTGTGGGTTTGAGAGACAACTTGGATGCAGGTAATTTTTTTGTACGAGCAGCAATTGCAGCTGCAAGATTCTTTTCCTTGATGAATGGAACCAACATGCGAAGCATTGCATGTATACTCGGTAAACCTGGATAGTCAGGGAGTGCGTACTTCAAACGACCGTCCTTTATATAGGTATCATCTTTGCCTCTGTATCCCTCTGGAATGACAACGTTCAAAAACTTGTGAAGCTTTGGAAACCCACTTGAAACTGGACGAAGAGAATTCAAAAACATATGAGCGTCGTATCGTGAATCAGTTTTGGGACCAATTCCATTCTTTAAAAATAATCCTTGGTCCACGATCGGGCTCGAGAGAGCCGGTGTCAGTCTTGACAGTCCAAAATCAGCAATGGCTGCGCGTGGACGGTTCCCCGTATCATCGATAAAGATGTTCCCGGTGTGCAAGTCATTGTGACGAAAGTCTGGATACTTGTACTGAATTGTCACGAGTGTTCCCAGAACCTGACGAATGATATCAATCATATCATCTTCTTTGATGCGAGTTGCCACCTTTTTGATCCATTTTCTGAAATCACCTCCGTGGAAATATTCGGAAAATATAACCGTCTGGTGTCTCGTATTCATGGGACCAGTCAGACGACTCAAATTCGAAGCAGGAACAAAATCCATCAGTTTCTCAATCGACATGTAGTTTGGGATGTGACGAGGAGCAATTGCGTGCAGCTTTTGTCCAATCATAAATTCAATCTCAGATGGTTGCTTTCCGGTTGGAAAGGCTTCGTCGAATGGAAACACCTTGATGGACAGTGGTTTGGTTGCCGCTGCGTCCGTGTACCCAAGGTATACGCTCGCTTGCTCACCGCTTCCAAGACGAGCAACACCGAGACGGACCGACTTTTTGCCCTTGGATACATTGTACATAGTACGAAGACCCCCAGCCTTATTTAAAGACGTGAGAGCTGGTCCCGTGCGTCCGTTGTTCGTCGAATTTTGGAAAAAGTTGGCGCGCTTCGATCCCGCCTTTTGCCCTGTGAGGATAAATTGAGTCAGATTTGCATTCGCCTTTGCGCCGAAATACGATTTGACGAACAAATCAATGTTCGCCTTTGATGGATGCTTCAACGGCATCAGTTTTGAACGCATACCTTCTGTGACGAGAATGCGTCCATTTGGCATGGCATTGACCCGAATGAGTGCCTTTTGTTCTTTTGACGCATAGTAACGCTTCAAATATTCGGGGACGTTATGTGCTTCAGACTTTGGGACGCGAATGGTGAGTTTAGGTCTACCGGGAGAATAATGTATTACATTCACACTGCCATTTGCTTGCGGGTATTTTTTGTACTTGGTCTTATTTCGCGTCCATGCGGGGGGAGGCATCTGTTACTCTATACCAGGAAAAAAAGCACCTAGTCGTCCATGAACTTCATCTTTCATACATCAGCAGAGTCCTCGTCATCCACAAGCTCCTCATCTGATACCACCTCAGAACCCGCATCACTCGTTGGAGTCGGTGCAGGCTGATCGATGAAACCAAAGCCCTTCAGCTTGTTGGTGGGTGCCAGGAGCATCTGCTGCAGACGCACGCTGATACCAAACTTGTTGTCGATGAACCAAATCTGATTAATCTCCACAATCGTCAGCACACCCTGACCCTTCTCCAGGCTGTCAGGCGTCATCTTGACCAGCTTACGGTTCGAGTCGTACGCCTCGGCAGTAAAATCACCGTTGGAACCAGTCATCATCTTCAGCTTCAGAGTCGGGGCATAGTCACCCTTACCAGGCGCCATGGGAGACTTGTACAGCGCCTCGCGCATCACCTCCTTGTTGTACTGCTTGCCCAGGCACGTGACAGAGTTGGCGTGCACAAACTCAATCACCTTGTCGTCCAGCTCCTTGAGCTTTGTCACAATCTCAGGGTTGTCCAGAGACAGACTCAGAGAGTACGACGTCTTGCCAGATGCAGCGTCAGTGTACGTGCTCAGACCGTATGGAGCGCGCAGCTGAGGCAGCTGGAAAATCAGCTTAGAATTACCAGCGCCGTTCAGGTAGACCACCTTGCCGCCCATCGTGTTCTTGCGCACAGCAGAGAAGGTGACATCGGAAGCGGAAAAGTCGGAGATGCGACGGACAGTGAAGGAAGCCATGTTTCTTGTTCTACTTTGTATGGGTCTCTTTGCTTTAAGTCTGTGCTACTGCGGACAAGACATGTTTTTTTTGTGCGTCTATGGTAACAATGTTTGGATTTGGTAAAAGACCAAATGCTCCCCGTGTAAACCAGCCTTTTAGTGAAAATACACTCAAAGCAGCTTCTAACCAACTCGGTACTGTACTGAACACAATTGCGAGCCAGCACGTCAGACGGTATGCAAACATTATTCGTGCAAATGCAACACAAAAAGCTCGTAAAGGGTATGTTTCACAAGAAAACATGAACAAAGAAAAAGAAGCTGCTGTAATGGCAAAAACATCTGCAGAGGCTGCTGCAGCTGTGGCACCTGAGGCACAGGCATCGCCAGCTGCACAAGCAGCCGAGACTGCAGCCATGAAAAATGTCGCCGGTCTTATTCAAAAAATTCAGAGAGGTAATTTTAACAATAAATTGAATAACCTTACAAGTAACAAAAACTACAATGCTAATCGAAAAAATAATATTAACGCGGCTGTTCAAGAAAGGAGAGCAGCTCTTGCAGGTCAGTTAGTAGTAAAAAATAATTTATAAGTTATTAGTAAATGGATCCCGTCAAGAAGATTATTCCCTTTGCCACGTTCGTTGTTCTCGCCAGCCCCCAGGCGTTCGAGCTGACCCGCTCGATCGGAGGCGGCTGGATCGCCTCAGGTGAGGGTGTTCCCAAGCTGGGCGGTCTGATTCTGCACGCCCTCGTGTTTGTGATCTTGACTCACTTTCTGTGGCTTTTCCTCTATGGTCCCAAGACTGCAAAGACCAGCTGTGGATGCGGGGTTTAAATATCACGTTGTAATAAATGTTTGCGTGTTTTAGAAAACCGTGTGTCAATCTGACGAATAACCAGAAGGCGAGGTTTAATAACTTTAAAAAACGATATGGGTACGGTATCACTCCCAATCAAATTTACAATCAACTTAAAAGAGAAAAGGAACACAGCTATACTCCGAAAGAAAAGAGTCTAGTTCATCATTTTATGAAAACACAGAACATGACAGCCATTCAGGCGCATAATAAAATCCTAAACTTAAGAAAACCTGTTGTCGCTGTGTTTGGAAATGCAGGTCGGGCTTACACACACAATCATTAACCGCTTAAAAACAGCACGCTCTAAAAAACCAAGAAAATGTACATTGTGTGTTCCGTCTCTGGTCCTCTGAGCGGCAGTCGCTGTCCCGTATGGGGCTGTATCGAGTAACTGCAGCTGCTGTGCCGAACGACGTCTTCTCGCACAACTTCAGCAACAAGCGAAACGTGAAGGAATCAAACCTGCACGTTTCTCGTGTTGGACCTACCGAAAGTTTGGACATCTGGTCATTCAGCGGACCCGAAAGGATGGACTTCCTGGAATCTCTCTCCCTTGTGTCATCTGCCGTAAAGCTCTTGATCGACTTAGAATTCCGTGGATGTGCCATGTAGACGAAAAGTGGTACAGAAGCACAGATCCAGATGTTCCGGATTCAAAACCAACGAATAAACAGAGGAACATGTTGCATTTTCAAAACAGTTTAAAGAGGTGACCGACTCTAGTAATAGAAAATGCCTTCACACGCAATCAAGTGTAACGACACTGTGTACATTCTCGACGGTGTTCGCTGGTTTGAGTACAGCGATCGTCATCGTGACCTGACGCTGTTTTATAACGACGGCGCTATGGAGACGATTCGTCACCAGAATGTTCGCAAGATTTACAATGACCTGCTCCTCAAGTACAGCGTCATTGACACTGACGCTCGCGACTACGATTAATAAATCCATGCATCTAGATCCGTGTCAAACGTGAGTTGACGAAATTCAACACAATCACGATTCTCAAGAAACGCCCATACGCGCTTCGCCTTCTCGAGACTCGTAAACACTAAAGTTTCTTCAAAGCCTGCACCGTCGTGCGGCACAAGCATAACCACTTGTTCCTTTTCAACTGGACGACCAAACTCGTCCATTCGTGTAAACTAGAGACTCGTCATGTTTAAGTTTCAATGTGGCACTTCATCGGTGTAGCGCTCAGGACGGTCTCGCTCACCGGACTCGTTGGTACGGGCGTCGGCGTCGGGTACTACTTGGTTAAAGTTGCTGAGCGTGAGAAAGAAGTGGACCCCCGAAGAGGAGACGTGTCTCATCAATGAACTAGCCTCAGGTATGACTATTTTAGAAATTTCGAATTTACATGGTCGAGCAGTTGGAGGTATTTCAGCACGACGATGTCATATTGCGGCGGGATTCTATCGTGATGGAATGTCCAATGATGAAATCATGAACCGATGCCGGATGACGAAACAAGGACTCATAATGACTCTGAGAAACAGGGGATTGATTGACGGGATGGAGGTACTTAAAATAAAAAATGTTTGGATACGTAACAAAATGACTTCATCTTCAGAGCGTCTCACCAAAGTCAACGAAGCCCTGAAGTATGCAGCAGGCATTCCCCAAAACAAATGGGACTACGGAAAGTATCGTGAAATGTACGAAAACAACATCACTGAAGCCATGAAGCGACTCGAAACTCACAAGGCTAAAATATCCGAATTCGAGTCCAAGTGTCGTCTTCGTGGAGTTGACGAAACTGAAATTCAAAAAGGCGCCTACCAGTCATTTTCCCATCAACATATCCAACTTCTAGAGGCGGTAATTTCTACCAAGAAGGCACTGGCGATGATGGATCTTGGAGCTGTAGAAGAACTGACGCGTCAGAAGATTGCTATTCTCGAAGAGTTGGCTTCATCCTGAAACATTCCCACAGATGGGACGTGCGTTTTGACAACTGTGAGAATTCATCGATCGTGTAGTGATCCCCCATAGACCTGTTGCATTTTGAACAAATGGGACGAAGGTTGTCAATGTCGAGTGTACCGCCTTTGCTTTCCGGGATGTTATGTCCCACCTCAAACATGAATGGCGTCATGATGTTTTCGCACCATGTCACGTGACACTTGTGTTTGAAGTGCTTGTCACCACAATACAAAAGCCAAACCTGTTCGCGCAACGCACCTGGTATCGTCGCCTTCTTCATATGTCTTTAATATGTTTATTTTGTTTAAGTAATATTTTCATATAAAGTTTATATTCCAATGTAAAATATTATGTATGAAGCCCAGTGTAAAGGTGGTTGCGGTAAGATGGTATACTTTGGCTACAAGTGTGACGATTGTTATAAAAAGCCTTGTATACAATGCAATGAATCCATTTCTTACAGG